CACCGGGCTCTACGCGACGATCGCCGTGCTCGCCGCGCCGGCCAGCGCGCGCGCTCGGGGCACGGACAGCACATCGACCTCGCGCTGCTCGACGTGCAGGTCGCCTGCCTGGCCAACCAGGCGTCGAGCTACCTCGCCGGCGGCGTCGTGCCGCGGCGCATGGGCAACGCGCACCCGAACATCGTTCCGTACCAGGATTTCCCGACCGCCGACGGCGACATGATCCTCGCGATCGGCAACGACGGGCAGTTCGCCCGCTTCTGCGCGATCGCGGGGCATCCGGAGTGGGCCGCCGTCCCCGCGTCGCCCACCGCGCCCGCACCGCGTCGCGCACCGCGTCGTCCACCGCGCCGCGGCGATACAACTCGATCGCCAGGGCAGCGGCGGGCGCCGCGATCGCGAGCGCCAGCGGTGACGTGACCCAGATCACGCGGCCGGGCCACGGGATGCCAGCGGCCTGGTAGCACCGCCGTGCCGCGTCTTCGAATGCCGGCCGGTCGGCCGGCCCGGTTCGCAGCCCGATGCCGATCCAGTCGTCCGCCCAGGAGTCCATCCGCGCCCGCTGCTCGGGCGTCAGCTTGTCGATACGCTTGACCATGTCGGACCCCTCAGTCGGCGACGCGGCGCATGGTGGCGACGCTGTATTCCATCTGCACCGGCAGTTCGTAGATCCCGGGCGGGATCTGGTGGGCGCTGTGCTCTTCGTGCCGCAGCGATACCGGCTCGAGCACCTGCAGGTAGCGATCGCCAGCGGCGGATTGCCAGAGACGGGCCTTGGCTCGCGATATCGCGGCTTCGGCGATTTCGGCTGCGGCCGCCGGGCCGATGACGACACCCTCGATGCGGTGGTGGTGGCCGGTGGCTTCGCCGAGCGCGAGAACGATCTTGTTGTCGGCCGTGGGCTGGATCTCGGCGCAGCCGACGGGCAGCGCGCCGACGGGCGCGAGGAGAACATCGCCTTGGCGAATGGGTTTCATGTGATTGCTCCTGGTGATGCGCTTGCGCGCGGTTGTGGCCATGGAAACTCCTGAGAGATGGCTATTGCGCGGCCCGATGTCGTGCGCTACCGTTGAGCGCGCCAGATGGCGGGAGGAGCGCATGGTTACGAAGAAGCCAGCGAGGAACGAACAGACGTCGCCGGCGGTTGCGACGAAGGCTTCGAAGATCCTTCGGGATCCGAAGTCGACGAAAGCGGAGAGATCGGTTGCGGCGTCGGCTCTGACGCAGGCAAGGAACAAGAAGAAGTAGCCACGCGGCTCACGATCGCCGCCTTGGGGATCGTGATGACGCCACCGACTTGAGCCATCTCACCGCCCAGGTAGCCGACGTGCGCTGCCAGGGTGAGCGAGTCATCGTCCTCGGCCAGCACCAGCCCGGCCGAGGCGACCATGACTGTGCGGGCTTCGATGTCCTCGACGTGCTGCCATCCGGCTGAGAGGCCGAAGGAATCGAGCCAGAGCACGTGCTCGAAGGTGGGCTGCATGCGGGTCTCCTAGTAACGGAGACTAGATTAGCCGACGGCTTATTTCATGTCAATAGCCGTCGGCTAACCTTTCTGTAGAATGCTCCCACCAAGAGGGAGGGGGCCCATGCAACCAGCCACGAAACGCCATCAGGCAATGCCTCAGGAGGTCGCAACCCGGACGGACAGGGACGGCCCGGCCCATCAGCTCTGGATTGAGCGTGCGCAACTGGCCGCGATATTCGATCCGCCTCTGGACGAGGGGATTCGGCTATTCGTCGAGTGCCTGAACGCCGCTGGCGTGGAGACCTTCGAATCCTGCGAAGGCGGGGCGGGGCACGCCTACCGGGAACCGACAGTGCGGTTCCACGGGGATCGGGCGGAGGGCTATCGCGCGGTGAGCATCGCCCTGCGGGGCGGATTCAAGGTTGCCGCGCTGAGAAGGACGTGGCCCCTGCTCGACGGCGAGCTGACGGGGCCGTGGTGGGAATTGACGCTTATCGGCCCTGCTGGTTGAGTCCAGCGCATTCCTTGCACAGCGGCTTGCCTCCGGTGCCGGTGCGCAGGTTCTCGCGCTCGATATTGTTGCCGGTGTTGCAGTTCGTGTTGTTGTGGTGGATCGGCTGCTTGATAGAGTGCCAAGGATCCTTTTTCGGCATGTCTCTTCCCCATATTGTCGCGGTCAACGCGCCGCGCTTATACCGTATTCCTGTCGCGGACGGTTGGTCAACGGAGCATTTGATATCGATCAACAAAACCCCGCCGAAACGGGGCTACGAAAGAGAAGAGGTGAGGTTACTTGCCGGGCGGCTGTGCCTGGAGGCGGCCCTCGGCGGTTTCGGACGTTTGCGCGCACTCTGAATTGCGAAGCCTGCCCATCAAGGAATCGGGAGGAACTTCATGTGAAGAATCATCGTCACCAGGTTCCTCGACGCCGACTATTTCCCCTAGCGTGCTGCCGTCTCCGAACCACAGGGTTCCGATTGGTGAGTACAGATCTACTTGACACGACACTCGAACGAGCTGCGCCGATGATTTGAACAGACTTCCTGATCCACGAATGTGGTTACCTTCGGGGATGGTTCCAGGATAGTTGTAGATCAACCAGGCGCCGATATCCTGATTACGACGGTGCACAAGGATGTATTGCAGATGGACGTCATCCGACTTGCCGAGATACTTCCAGTCGACCCCGGAACCGGACGACCCCCAGAGGCGCTCTAGCTGCCGCCGAGACTCCCGAACGCGATCGAGATTTCCGCACCCAGCCTGAGTGAATCGTTGCCGCAGACCAAGCTCGCGCTCGCGCAAATCGAGCGCATTTTGTATGTCTCCGTGACGCGTATAAACATCGGCATAGCGACTGGCAAGATCAATCATGCTCTCGATTGCAGAACACGTATTTGCGGCAGATGCCTGTTGTTGGAGCAAGCCAAAGAAGGCAACGATTAGCAGTGCCCTCGGCAGCATAAATATCTTCTTCACTAATCTATGCTCACTCGACGATGTGCCGACTAGATTTCGCGATCGCCGCAACATAGTGAAGGCTCTCGATCGCATCTTCTTCGATTGCGATTGAAGGGTGGGCATCGTTCACTGAAACGAGGTGGACGCGTCCATCGCGCCGGTAGAGAAACTGCTTCACCATTACGCGGCCGTCTGTTGCTTTGACAAGCACTTCGTCGCCAGGTTGCGCCTCGGTCCCTGGCTCGACGATCACGTATTCGCCGTGCTTGATGCGCGGCGACATCGAGTCTCCGCGACAGCGCACAGCATAGGCGCACGGATCGCGCGAGGGCAGGTCGATATAGCCGTCGCCATGCCCGGCGGGATATTCGAGCTCTACGAAATGGCCGTTGTCGCCTAGTTGGGCGGTCCCAACAACAGGGATGCGTGCTCCGCTTCGCACTTCGCCGACAACTTCTGCATTCGCCGCCGGCTGTACAGGCGTGTCCATCCAGCCCAGTGGCTTTTCAAAAGCTGACTCGGCCTTCCTCGCGAGGTCCGTGCCGATTGATCGAGGCCTCCCCGTCAAAGAGTGCGTAGATCGATTCTTGATTTGGCTCACCTGCGCAGAGGAGACCTCAAGACGATCCGCCAACGCCTTTACCGAGCCAGCCTCCTCAAGCAGCAAGAGGAATCGGGCGTGCCTGATCTCGTCAATGGTTTGCATGGGGGAGAGTACATAGCCGCAGGCTAAGGTTGACAATGAGCCGTCGGCTTGACTTTGAGATGAGCCGCTGGCTAAATATTGGTATGAGTCAGCTAGACGCATACCTGAATGAGCCCGGCTCCGCGCGTGCGCTTGCGCATGCTGTTGGGGTGTCTGAGGCGACGGTGTCGCAGTGGCGATCACACCAGAAGACTCCGTCCCCGGCTATGGCGGTCGCTATTGAGCGTGCTTCTGGTTTCGCCGTCCGCCGCTGGGATCTCCGCCCAGAAGACTGGCACCGAATCTGGCCCGAGCTGATCGGAAAGAAGGGGGCTCCGGCCGTACCCGAGTCCACCGAGCGAGTCGCCAATGGCTGACGGGCGGAACGAGTCGACCCCCGAGGATGCGGGCTCGCTCAACGAGCGGCTTGCGAGGGGTCTGTTCGAAATCAGCCTCGAGCGGCGTCTTCCAAGACGACAAGCCAGTGCTCGCGGATGGCGAGGACTTCTTGGAAGAGCGCTTCCGGCATTGCTGAGTTCATGGTTCGGACGACGTTGTCCTCCGACATCTCGGAAAAGTCCGCGATGAACAACCGGATGTCTGGTACCCGCTTGATGAGTGCCGCCACCAGCAGGCGCAGCACCATCAATTCCGCCTCCTGGCCGTCTACCCGGTCCTTGATCGGTCGCTCCATGGTTTCCCCTCCCGTGGCGTCGGTGAATCGGTTGGTTGGCGCCTCCGATTCTATCGGCGAGGGGTGCGCCCTCGATGCCTGATCGCCCCATGCCGACCATCGAATCCATGCGCGGCAAGTGCGACACCAAGGTCGTCACGCACGTGCCCTGGGATGTGTGCGCGGACCTCGATCGTCGGGCTCATGAGCTGGGTTGTTCAAGGGCGGATCTCCTCCGGGATTTGGTCGTGCTCGGCATGTACGGCCGGGATGCGGTGCTGAGTATGTACGCCCACCGCCTGGATCGCCTGACCACCGCCGGATCAACGGAGGATCAGAAGTGAGCCAATCCGGGCATCCCGTGAAAATGTTCCTCGCCTCGATCCGGACCGATGGCGGGACGCAACCCCGCTCGACGATCAACGAGGCCATCGTCGCGGAGTACGTGGAGGCCCTGAAGGCGGGGACGAAGTTTCCGCCCGTTACGGTCTTCCATGACGGCGTCGACCACTGGCTCGGCGACGGCTTCCACCGCTTCCACGCCCACCGGCATGCCGACCTTGACAGCATCTCGGCCGACATCCGCTCCGGTACGAAGCGCGACGCCATCCTGTACTCGGTGGGCGCGAACGCCGAACACGGCCTGCGCCGGTCCAACGAGGACAAGCGCAAGGCGGTGCTGACGCTCCTGCAGGACGCCGAGTGGGGAAAGTGGTCAGACCGCGAGATCGCCCGGCGCTGCTCGGTGGATGGCAAGACCGTGGCGAGTGTCCGGGAGACCTATCTGAGGAATTCCTCAGATAGGCCGGGCGCCGCACCAGTTCGCCCGGCCCCCGATGGCCCCGAGCCGGCCGCCCGGACCGTCCAGCGCGGCGGCACGACATACCAGCAGGACACCTCGGGCGTGTCCGAGTCGAACAAGCAGCGCGCGAAGAACACCTCCGTGAGAAATGCCCCGGCGAAGCAGGATAGCCGGGGGGAAGACGCGAAACCCGCCGGACCTGTGGCGACGCCGGCGGCTCGCAACCCGAAGCCGGCGGAAAAGCCGAAGAAGACCGCGAAGAAGGCCAAGCAGCAGGACCCATCGACCGAGATCGAATCGCTGCGGGAGCAGCTGGCCGAGGCCATGGACAACGCCCAGGAGATGGCGGATCAGCTCCAGGCCCTCACCCTCGCCACCGACCCGGAACACGCGCAGCGGTTCATCGAGCAGCAGCAGTACCTGCGCACCGTCGAGCGCCAGCGCGACGACTACATGCGCCAGTGCGCCGAGCTGAAAAAGGAAGTCGGCCGGCTGCGCCGCAAGCTCGGGATGAGGTCATGAAGGAAATCACGTTGCGCGACTACCAGGTCGCGAGCATCGAAGGGCTGCGAGACGGCATCCGCGCCGGGCACCGGGCGCAGATCCTCTGCGCTCCTGCAGGTGCCGGCAAGACGATCATGGCCACCAGCCTGATGGCCGAGGCTCGAGCCAAGCAGAGCAGGGTGGCGTTCGTGGTCGATCGGGTGTCGCTCGTCGATCAGACCAGCGCCGTGCTCGACGAATACCGAATCGATCACGGCGTCCAGCAAGCCGGGCACTGGCGCAACCGCGGCTACGAGTACGTCCAGGTCTGCAGCGCGCAGACGATCGAGAAGCGCGGCTTCTTCCCCGACATGAAGCTGCTGATCGTGGATGAGGCCCACTGCACGCGCCGGGCCACGACCGAACTGATCCAGAGCCGGCACGATCTCGTGGTGATCGGCCTGACGGCGACGCCGTTCACCAAGGGGCTCGGACAGATCTACAGCAACATCGTCAACGTCACGACGACGAACCGGCTCATCGCCGAGGGCTGGCTGGTGCCGCTGACGATGTACGCAGCCAAGGCCATCGACATGACCGGCGCGAAAGTGGTCGCCGGCGAATGGTCGGACAAGGAGGTCGAGGAGCGCGGCCTGTCGATCGTCGGCGATATCGTCGCCGAGTGGGTCGACAAGACCCAGCGGCATTTCGGACGACCGGTGAAGACGATCTGCTTCTCGGCGACCGTCGAGCATGGCGAGGAGCTCTGCCGGCAGTTCAACGCCGCCGGGTTCAACTTCCAGCAGATCAGCTACAAGGACGCCAACGAAGCGCGCCGGCGCGAGCTGATTGCCGAGTTCCGCAAGCCGGACTCGATGATCGACGGGCTGGTGTCCTGCGAAGTCTTCACCAAGGGCTTCGATGTACCGGATGTGCTCTGCGGCATCGCGGCACGTCCATACCGGTCCAGCCTGTCGAGCCACATCCAGCAGATGGGCCGCGTGATGCGTCCGGCCCCCGGAAAAACGTTCGGGCTCTGGCTCGATCACGCCGGCAACGCGTTGCGGTTCATGAAGGACACCGAGAACGTGTTCGCCGCCGGGGTCAACGACCTGAATTCCGCACCGCTCGACGGCAAGGCCCGCAAGGAACCGACGGAGCAGGAGCGGGAGGCGATCAAGTGCGCCAAGTGCGGATTCGTCCTGCCGCCCTCGGCGCGGATCTGCCCGGCCTGCGGACATGAGCGTACGCGTCAATCGCTGGTCGAGGCGCAGCCCGGCGTGATGGTCGAGCTCGGGCACAACGGGAAACCGTTGCCGGGCTTCCTGCAGGATCGGGATGCGGTGTGGCGGCAACTGTGCGGCTACGCCATCGACCGCAAGCAGGGCGATGAGGATGCTGCGCGCCGCTTCGCCCAGGCGCAGTACCGCAATCTCTACGGATCGTTCGCGTACAAGCGCTTCGACGCGCGCGAGGTCGAACCGCCATCTCCGGAACTGGTCAGGCGGGTGCGCTCGCACATGATCCGGTGGGCCAAGAGTCGGGCGAGGGCGACGGCATGAAACCGCACCCAGCCCATACCGAGCCGCGCGGTTTCGCGGCAACCCAGGGAGATCATGATGACCACGAAGGTGACGGTGGATGCGCACGCCGGATGGCCGGTGGAGGTGATAGCGGTGGATTTGGACAACGACGGCAGGGTGGTCGGAGAAAGCCAGACGACGGTGGCGCCGCACACGACGCAGGATTTCTATGTGCACTCGCACCGCGAGTTGCGCGTGAAGGAGATGCCGAACGGCTGACGCCCGTACCCCGCTCATCGCGCCCCGAAGTGCGCAATCCGGTGTTGGCGCTACCAGCGGCGGAGCTCCTGCGCTCGCTCCCGCTCGAGTCGCGCGAGGCGCTGCACATCGCTCGTGCGCTGCGGAAAGGAGCGTCGACATGCTGACGCCGCAAACGCACGAGCGCGAAATCCGCCACTTCCATCTCTTCGCTGGGCTCGGCGGCGGCGCCGTCGGCTTCAATCGCGGCGAGGCACGCGTCGGCAACCTGAGGGCACGCTTCCGTTGTCTCGGTGGCGTCGATGTCGATCCGGCCGCAGTGCGTGACTTCGAGCAGAGCGCCGGCGTGCGCGGAACCGTGCTCGACCTGTTCGATCGTGAGCAATACCGAGCGTTTCACGACGCCGAGCCGCCCGCCGGCTGGCGCGAAGCGACGGCCACCGACATTCAGCGCGCCGCCGGCAACGAGCGCCCGCACATCGTTTTTCTGTCGGCGCCGTGCAAGGGCTTCTCCGGGCTGCTCTCGGAGACGAAGAGCCGGACGGCGAAGTACCAGGCGCTCAATCGGCTGACGCTACGCGGCGTGTGGCTGATGCTCGAGGCGTGGCGCGATGATCTCCCGGAATTCGTGCTCTTCGAGAATGTACCGCGGCTCGCAACGCGCGGTCGCCGGCTGCTCGATCAGATCAGCGAGCTGCTGCGAGCCTACGGCTACGCGGTCGCTGAGACGAGGCACGACTGCGGCGAGCTGGGGAACCTCGCGCAGAGCCGCAAGCGGTTCCTCCTCGTCGCACGACACATCGAGAAGGTGCCGCCGCTTCTGTACGAGCCGGTCAAGCGCCCGCTGCGCGCCGTCGGCGACGTGCTCGGCCGCATGCTGCTGCCCGGCGACGAACGCGCGGGCCCGATGCATCGCGTGCCGTCGCTGCAGTGGAAGACGTGGGTGCGCCTCGCGTTCGTCGAGGCGGGAAGCGACTGGCGCAGCCTGAACCGCCTCGCGGTCGAGGACGGTGTGTTGCGCGACTTCCTGATCGTGCCCTAGATGTTCCGCGGCGCGCTTGGTGTGCGGCGATGGGAGGAATCAACCGGCGCCGTGGCGGGTGAATCGTTGCCACTCAATGGCGCATTCTCCATTGCAGATCCGCGCTTTGATGCCTCGTCGCGATGGAACGACGGGCGGGCGTACGGCGTGCGCCGGTGGGACGAATCGACGGGTGCGATCGCTGGCCAGCAGACGCCCGGGCAGGGCGCGTATTCGGTGGCGGACCCGCGGCATCATGGGCCAGCGAAGCACAGCAACGAGTTCCGGATCGTCCGTTGGGCTGGCGCGGCGCAGGCAGTTACCGGCGCGCATGGTTCAGGCCAGTGCATTGCCGACCCGCGGCCCGGGATGCAGCGTTCGAAGGGTGACCACTATCTCACCGGCGGTCACTACGGAGTGGTCCAATGGGGCAATCCCTGCGGCGCCGTGAGCGCTGCCGCGGGCTGCGACAACGGGCGTTGGTCGATCGCTGATCCGCGCATGCCGGCGGCAACCGACAAGATCGTGTGCCGCATCCGAGCGCTCGACGGCACCTGGCACCGCCCGTTCACGACGCTCGAGCTCGCCGCGCTGCAGGGCCTCGTCGACCCCGAGGAGCAGCTCGAGCTCGACGGCCTGAGCGACTCGGCATGGCGTGAGCGCATTGGCAATGCCGTGCCGCCTCCTGCCGCGCAGGCGATCGCCAGCGAGATGGGGCGCGCGCTGCTACTCGCATGGAGCGGAGAGACGTTTCGACTCTCGTCCACCCCGGTGTGGGTGCGGCCGATTGCGGTGGCGCTGAGGGCTGCGGCATGAACGCACCCGAGATCCGCCACGGCATCCCGATTCCGGAGTGGCGTTACCGCAGCCCCATCCAGTTCAAGGGATTGCTCGGGCGCATGGAGGTCGGCGATTCGATCGTGCTGCCGGCGACCGAGCACTACAGCGTGTATGTCGCCGCGCAGCGCCAGGCCAAGGCATTCGGTGAACGCTTTTCGATCATCCGGTTGGCGCAGCACCAAGTCGGCGTATGGAGGGTTGCATGAAGGACCAGGCATTCGCGACCGAAGCCGACCTCTGCGTAGCATTCATCTCCCGGATCACCCAGGACCGGACATGGACCGCCTACGCCGAGACCGCCGGATGGGACATCCTCCTCGTTGCCGGTGACGGCACGCAGATCGGGGTCCAGGCGAAGCTGCGATTCAACCTCAAGGTTCTCGTGCAGAGCCTTCCCGATGGATGGGAGGCCGTTCAAGAAGAGGGCCCGGACTTCCGCTCCATCCTCATCCCGAGCGCCGACGCGACGGCAGTGAGCATCTGCGAGGCCTTGGGACTCGGGGTCTTCGACTGGAATCGATACGGTGGCTTCCGGCCCGAGATCGACCTCCGGTTCCTCCGGGCCTGGCACTACTGGAACCCGGGGCGCCGCCATCCCCTGCCGGCGTTCGTGCCCGATGTCGCCGCCGGCGCCTCCAGCCCGGTGCAGTTGACGCGATGGAAGATCGCGGCGCTGCGAATCGTGGCGCGGCTCGAACTGCGGGGCTACATCACCCGGTCCGACTTCCGGGGGATCGGGATCGATATCCGGACTTGGATCGGCCCCCGCGGTTGGCTGCGGGCGCAGGTCGGTGATGCGCCGGGCCGGTTCGTGGCTGCGGACCTACCGCCATTCTCGGCCCAGCACCCGGTGGTCTATCCGCAGGTTCTCGAGGAGGAGCGGAGCAGGCTGGCCGCTGCCGGCGGGAGAAAGGCGGCGTGATCGGCTACGACGCTTTCCTGCGCGAGAAGATCGCCACGGCGCCGTGCACGGGCTTCGAGGTGCCGCTCGAGCAGATCAACCCGGCGTTGAAGCCCCATACACGCGACATCGCTCGCTGGATGGTCAGGGGCGGCAGCCGTGCGTGCTTCGCGAGCTTCGGCCTGCACAAGACGGCGACGCAGATCGAATTCCTTCGGCTCATCGGTGCTCACAGGCCAGGCCTTCGCCTGCAGGTTTTGCCGCTCGGTGTGCGGCATGAGTTCTTCCGCGAGGCTTCCGATCGGTTCCGGGGCGAGTTCGCCGTCGATCTGCGCTTTATACGCAGCGACCGAGAGATCGGCGACGAGCGCACGATCTACCTGACGAACTACGAGAGCGTGCGCGAGGGCAAGGTCACGCCGAAGCTCTTTCGCGCGGCAAGCCTCGACGAGGCCAGCATCCTGCGCAGCTTCGGCAGCAAGACCTATCAGGAGTTCCTGCCCGCCTTTGCCGATGTCGAGTTCAAGACGGTTGCCACGGCTACGCCGGATCCGAACCGATACAAGGAACTCATCCATTACGCCGGCTATCTCGGCGTGATGGACACCGGCCAGGCGCTGACACGGTTCTTCCAGCGCGATAGCGAGAAGGCCGGCAACCTGACCCTGTACCCGCACAAAGAAGCCGAGTTCTGGCGCTGGGTAGCGAGCTGGGCCGTGTTCATCACGAAACCCAGCGACCTCGGGCACGATGACACCGGCTACGTGCTCCCGGGGATCGATGTTCGCTGGCACGAGATCCCGAGCGACTACAGCGCAGCCGGCGCCGACAAGAACGGGCAGGGCCTGCTGATCCAAAACGTCGCGATGAGCCTGTCGGCGGCCGCGCGCGAGAAGCGCGAAAGCCTGCCGGCACGCGTGGCGAAGGTGCGCGAGATCGTCGAGGCGGACCCCGGCGATCACTTCATCGTCTGGCACGACCTCGAGGACGAGCGTCATGCCATTCAACAAGCGCTGCCCGAAGCCGTGAGCGTATGGGGCAGCCAGGACCTCGAGGAGCGCGAGGCGCGCATCGTCGGGTTCGGCGACGGCGAACACAGGATATTGAGCACGAAGCCGATCATCGCCGGCAGCGGCTGCAACTTCCAGCGGCATTGCCATCGAGAGGTCTTCGCCGGCATCACCCACAAGTTCAACGATTTCATTCAAGCCGTTCACCGCACCTATCGATTCGGCCAGTTCGAGCGCGTCGGAATCGACATCATCTACACCGAAGCCGAACGCGAGACCGCCGCCAGCCTGAAAGCGAAGTGGCGGCGACACGATGAGCAACAGGCCCGCATGGCGGAGCTCTTCCGCACCTATGGGCTCGATGGACTCGCCATGCGCGACTCTCTGGCCAGAACGATCGGCGTGCCGCGCCGCGTCGTGAAGGGCGATCGGTTCGAGGTGGCGCACAACGATGCCGTGCTCGAAGCGCGCGAGTGGCCGGCCGAATCGGTCGATCTGATCGTCACTTCGATCCCGTTCGCGAACCACTACGAGTACACGCCGAGTTACAACGACTTCGGCCACACCGAGAACAACGATCACTTCTGGCGTCAGATGGACTACCTGACGCCGGAACTGGTCCGCATGCTCAAGCCCGGCCGCATGGCCTGCGTCCATGTGAAGGACCGCGTGCTGTTTCAGTCCGTCACCGGCCTCGGGGCGCCGACGATGGATTACTTCCACGAGGAAGCCTCGTTCCATCTTCGCAGGCATGGCCTGATCAAGATGGCGGTGATCGTCGTCACGACGGACGTCGTGCACGAGAACAACCAGACGTACCGCCTGGGCTACAGCGAGATGCTCAAGGACGGCACGAAGATGGGCACCGGGTGCTCGGAATACGTGCTGATCTTCCGCAAGCCGCAGACCGACCTCGGCCGTGGCTATGCCGATGATCCGGTGATTCACGATCCGGTCGAGTACACCCTCGCTCGGTGGCAGATCGACGCGCACAACTACTGGCGCTCGAGCGGCAATCGCTTGCTCACGGCAGAGGAGATGGCCGCCATGGGGCCGTCGAAGTTGCCGAAGTTCTTCCACGACGAGAGTGCGCGGCACGTCTACGACTACGAACGGCACGTTGCGATCGGCGATGCGCTGGCGGAACGCGACGCGCTGCCGAAGCTTTTCGCTTGCCTGGCGCAGGCCAGCCCGGATCCAAAGGTCTGGACCGATGTTGCCCGCATGCGCACGCTGAACGGTGAGCAGGCATCCCGGGCGGTCGAAAAGCATGTCTGCCCGCTACAGATCGACATCGTTGATCGACTGATCGAGCGGTTCAGCAATCGCGCCGATCTTGTCTACGACCCGTTCCACGGTATCGGAACGGTCGGGGTGCGAGCCATCAAGCTCGGTCGTCGCGCCGCGGGTAGCGAACTCAATGGTGACTACTTCCGCGACCAGGTGCACTACCTGCAAGCCGCCGAGCGCGAGATGTTGATGCCGACGCTCTTCGACCTCGAGGAGGCGGCGTGAGCTTCCACACTTTTGCCGCCACCCACGGCCTGTTGATCCGCGACCTCTACGCGGATGGCCGGATCCACCGCTGCCCGACCGAGGATCATCCGCGAGATCGCAACGGCGCCTACAAGTTCACCGGCGAATGGGGGTGGGTGCAGAACTGGGCCCATCACCCGGACCCGATCATCTACCGTCCGGATGGCGTGTCCGCGGAGATCATCCGGCGCGACATGGCGGCGCTGCGCCGCCGGGATGCAGAACGGCGCGCGCAGGCCGCAAGGCTGGCGCTTGAGGTGGTGCGGCGCTGCACGTTCGGTTCGCATGCCTATCTCGCGGCAAAGGGATTCCCGTCCGAGCAGGGGCTCATCGATACAGACGGTCGTCTGGTTGTTCCGATGCGCGACTGCGCCCGCTACGAGCGCGTGAATAGCGTCCAGTGGATCGCAGCCGATGGCGAGAAGAAGTTCCTGCCCGGCGGTACGGCCAAGGGCTCGGTCTTCGTTCTCGGCGCTGGGCCCGAGGCCTGGCTATGCGAGGGCCTGGCCACGGGGCTTTCGATCCGTGCGGCCTTGGCCAGCCTTTACCGGCAGGCACGTGCGGTTGTCTGCTTTTCCGCGGGGAACCTCTCGCATGTCGCCGGCCTGCTGACGGGGCCTCGGTTCGTGATGGCGGACAACGACGCCAGCGGTGCCGGACAGAAGGCTGCGGAGACAACCGGGTTGCCGTGGGTCATGGCTCCAGAGGTGGGGATGGACGCGAACGACTACCACATGGCTGCCGGCGTGCGGGCGCTGGCCGGCCTGATGCGCGAACTGTTGACCGGGTAGGGCGGCCACGAACTCAGCACTGCGCCGGAGGGGCACCGAACCGTGGCGGCGCAGGAAGACCCCCTACCACGGGCACAGACGAGGGAGCAGGGGTAAGGGTGGCGAAGCTAGCGCCCGATCGTCGAACGGCTGGCGGGTCTACGCGGCTCCGAAGGGCAGTGTAGTGAAGGCTCTCCCAGGCTGGGCTGAGTCTTGCTCACCAAAGGGCAGAGAGGTGGAAGTGAGCGGGGAATCAAGCAGTGGATACGAAGAAATGCGCGCCGCGCGCATCGCGGAAATCGGCCGTCGCGCCAACGCGCTGCGCAAGGCGAGCTTCTACAGCACCGAGGAGGTGAAGTGGCTGGCCGGCTACGTACGGCAGCCGCAGGTGCAGTTGGTCGAGGTCGAGTTGTTGGTGGCGAACGCCGAGAGGCTCGCCGAAGAGCTGTCCAAACAGGAGAAAGCGAGATGAGAGACGGGATCGAACAGGAAATCCAAGCCAAAGGCCTTACCGCACCGCGCGTCACGATGGCGGACATCGAGGCAAACATCATCGACGAGGTCTATTTCACGGCCGAACAGGGATATCAGAAGGCCATGTCGGAACAGTACCCCGACTCTGCGGCGCAGGGCAATCAGTTCCCTCATTCGGGGCTTCGCCTGCTCACCTTCTGCGTCTTCGTGCTCAAGAACAGCTTCACCGTGACCGGCGAGTCGGCGTGCGCCTCCCCCGAGAATTTCGATGCCGAGCTCGGCCGCAAGATCGCTCGGCAGAACGCGATCGAGAAGTGCTGGCCGCTCATGGGCTACGCGTTGCGGGAGCGCCTGGCACGGGAGTCGTGATGTCGGACTGCGTGACGCTGCCGTGGCCGCCCCAGGAGCTGAGCCCGAACTGGCGCGGGCACTGGAGGAAAAAGGCTCGGGCAGCCCGAACTTACCGACATGCCTGCGGCTGGGCCTGCAAGGCCGCCGGGCTTCGAGTCCCGGCGGGCGAGCTGATCGCGTTGCACGTCGAGTTCGTGCCGCCGAACCGCAGGCACTACGACGACGACAACCTGGTCGGCGCCTTCAAGGTCGGGCGTGACGGCATCGCGGACGCGCTCGGGGTCGACGACACCCGGTTCAGGTTGCAGACCACGGTCGTGTCCACCGAGCTCGGCGGATTCGTGCGGGTACGGCTGGCAGGGATATGAACGAGAACATCCCCGAGCTGAACCGGCGCCTCACCGAGCGCCAGGCCCTGATCACCGGCACCCGGTGGTGCATGTCCTGCTCGCAGTACCGGCGCGCCGACGGCGGCTCGGAGTCCGAAGTGTCGGCCGGCCGGGGCCGGCGGAAGCGGATCTGGAAGTGCGCGGTGTGTACCCAGGGGAGGCGGAGATGAAACAGGTCTTCACGCTGGTACATGCGACAGCACGATCCCGGGCCCTCGAGGCGGTGCGCGCCGCGCCGGATGGCATGGTGGTCGAGGTCAAGCCGCCGAACCGGACGCTGGAACAGAACGCACTCCTCTGGTCGCGGCTGACTGAGATTTCGCGCCGAGTCGAGTGGCATGGGCGCTATCTCGATCCGGAGTCGTGGAAGCACATCTTCACCGCGGCGCTGTCCAAACAGGACGTGGTGCCCGGCATAGACGGTGGGTTCGTCATCCTCGGGAAGTCGACCGCGAGGATGTCGAAGCGCGAGATGACTGACCTGCTTGACCTGATCGACGCCTTCGCGGCCGAGCGGAATATCGATTGGAAGGACGATGAACTGGCGCAGTGAAAAACTGCTCGCCGCGGCGCGCGACCTGCCCTGCCAGAGGTGTGGTGCGTCCGACGGAACTGTCGTGGCCGCGCACTCCAACCAGCTGCGAGACGGAAAGGGCCGCTCGATCAAGGCACATGACTACCGAATCGCCGCCCTGTGCTACCGCTGCCACATGGAGATCGATCAAGGCTCGAAGATGAGCAGGGAAGAACGCGTCGAGGCCTGGGAGTCGGCGCATCGCCGCACCATCGGCGCGCTGGTCGAGGCCGGGAGGATCGTCTGCAATGGCCGCTGAATGCAAGCACTGGCAGGCCAGACCATGGAGCCAGGACGAGATCGACGTGTTGTGCACCCGGTACAGGACGGTGCGAAATGAGACCCTGGCAGCCGAGCTCCAGAGGTCCGTCACGTCGATCACCCAGAAGGCGTACGAACTCGGGCTCACCAAGAACGGGAAGCCGCGCCGACCTCCGCTTCCATCGACCAGCCGATTCGGCGGCCCCGTCGCCCCGGAGTGGGTCACCGGCATCACGACACACATCCTGCAGGACGACTGATGGACTGCCAGTCCTGCGCCCACTTCCGGGCCTCACCGATGCGGCTCTGCCGCGCCCCCAGCATCTTGGAGTGGCAGGAGAAGCAGTTCAACATCGCGCCGGGCCTGCACGTCTACCTCGCCAGGAACCAGAAGTGGGCCTGCAATCACGGCAGGCTGCACGAGCCAAGACCGACTCGGTGACGGGTCGAGGCGCCAGGAATTTCGTAGCACCGACTGCTCATGAATTCGCTCATGAATTCGACTTTCCGAGCGGTCGCCGCAAATTGGAACACCGATCAAAGTTCGTTTCCTTCTGATATACGGCCACGGACCGAGGAGGTTCGATGGCCAAGTACGCAGTAACCGTTCGTAGCGCCCGCGCTCAAAGCGTGCGAACCGCTGTCGCCGGCGGCACGCTGCTGCTGTGCAAGGGCGCCGCCGCCTTGGCCGCCCCGCCGTCCGGCAACATCCTCTCGCAGCACGCTCTCTTCGGCACCGTCGGAGCGGTGGACGGTGGCGCCTGGACGATCCCGCCCGCGGACATCGGCGCCGACGCGGAAGCGAACAACACCGGGACCCCGACCTACATCCTCTTCCTCGACGCCGGCGGCGCCCCGATCGCCGCCTACACATCGTCGGAGATCTCCATCAGCGTGACCCCGGCACCGGGCGACACGCAGATCGAGGCCGGGCGCAACGTCGTGATCCGCAGCATCAAGATCATCGAAGGCGGATCCTAGGAGAACGCACATGGGACTGGTTCGCGACGCCCTGAACGCGCTGATCGCACCGAGCATCAAGCCGGTGGCCGGCGGCCTCATCGAGGTTAAGAAGAGCCTGGAAGCCATCCAGATTCCCGCCGAGCTCGCGCAGCGCCTCGAAGCCCTCGAAAGCCGGCCTGAACTCTCTGATGACGACGCCGACACGCTTGCGGCGGCGCGCCGGGTGATCGCCGAGCTCGAGGAGATCCGCGCCGGCATCCAGTCGACGCCGCAATGAGCGGACCCGTCCTCACCGCGGCGAGTTGGATCGCGTTCCTCTCCGGCGCGACGGCGGCCGAGCGTGCCGCCGCTTGGGCGGCGTTCGATGTGGACACAATCGTGTTTCTCGACGCCTCTGGCTCCACGATCCGCACGATTGCCTGCGGTGCCTGGACGGTTGGCGCACTGCAGGGCGGGTACTACCCGGTCATCCCGGGCGACTACACCGATGCGGGAACTGGCGCCGGCGCCACGGCGACCGCCATCTTCAAGAACGGGGCCACTGAGCGGTTCCGCTGCACCTGCGGGACTGCGGCGGGTAACTTCTATCGCCTCTTGGCCGACCTGGTCGATGGCGTCCCGCTGCGGCGCGGCGGATTCTCGATCCTTGTTGGACCGCCGCCGAGCGCAGGCACGCAGCAGCCGGCTGTCGTCACGGCGCCCACGATCACCGGCATCGCGCGCGTCGGCGAACTGCTCACCGCGACACCTGGTGTCTACTCCGGCAACCCTGTGCCGTCGGTCTCGCGGCAGTGGTATCGATCCGGGGTCGCCATCAGCGGTGCCACGGGCCTGACCTACATGCAGGTGAGCGCGGACCTCGGCGCGCAGATCACCTACCGAGAGACCGCGACGAACGGCGCCGGAAGCGTGGTCGGCGTGAGCAACACGCTGGGTCCGGTCGCCGCGCAGGCGCTGGGCTTCTACGGCGTGCCCGACGAGATCCCGCTGGCCAGGAACGGCACGCATGACCTCGCGCAGTATGTCGCCGGAGGTGTCCCGCCCTACAGCGGCTACGCGGTCGATGCCGGTTCGCTGCCCTCCGGGGTCACGCTGAGCGCCGCCGGCGTGCTGAGCGCCACCGGTGCGGCGACCGTTGCGACCTCGGGCGACATCACCTTCGGCGTCAACGATTCCGCTGTCGCCGCGTCTCTTCCGGTGCTCGGCCTGACCTCGGATACCGGTGGCTCGATCCCATTCACCGTCGGGCATGCGTTCCGCCAGGGCGATGTCCCTGCCGGATCGAGCGTGGTGAGTGCGGACGCGGCTTCTCTGCAATGCGTGCCCTGGAACCACTGGCCCGACGGCTCGATCAAGCAGGCGTGGCTCTGCGGCACGGCCGCGACCTCGGCCGGAGTGCGCAAGGACCTGCACCTGTCGGTCGGCGCCGCGGCGGGTGGTGCTGCGGTCTCGCTCGCCGCGCTGCGTGCCAAGCTCGCGGCGGGCTCGATCACGGTCGGCGCCTACGAGACCGTGGACCTGCCGACGCTGGTGGCCTCGGCACCCTTCGATCTCTTCGGCAACGGCACCGGCGTGATCTTCGCGGGTCCGGTGTGCTCGCATTGGATCTGGCGGCGTCGCATCGCAGGGACCCCGCACCTCGAGCTGTGGGTGCCGATCCGCATGTACGCCGGTGGGCAGCTCGAAATCTGCCGGCCCTGGCTTCAGAACGGGGACTTCCTCGTCGCGTCCCCGACGAGTTACACGCTCACGGTCACGATCTCGCTCGCCGGCACGCAGCGCTACAGCCAGTCGATGACGCTGTACCACCACACCGTGGTGCCGCTCGTGGTCGGACGCGCGAACGAGCACAGCTACTGGTACGACACCGACCCGAAGGTGCGGCCCAGCCACGATGTCGACTACCTGATGGCCTCCGGGCACGTCATGAGATATCGCCATGTCGCGCCTGGCGACACCGTGCTCAACGCGTTGACGCGCGACTACACGCCGGGCTGGCGCGGCGACACGCTCTCCGGCATGGCGGCCCCGGGCGGCAATCCGCACATCGGCCCGATCCCGAAATGGCAGGCGATGTGGCTCGGCTCCCGTGGTGATGCCTCTCAGCCGGAGCGCGATCGGCGCACTTCCGAGACGCCGGCGGCGCCGGCCAGAACACCGGCCGCTACATCGTGCAGTCCGCCTACCCGCAGGCGTCCTATGCGCCGCAGGGAACGCCCGTCTTCCCCGAGGGCAGCGGCAACCCGAATTCGATCGAGACCGCGCACCAGCCCGCGCTTGCCTACCTCCCGTGGCTGCTCACCGGAGACGTGTTCTTCCTCGAGGAGCAGATCGGCTGGGTGACCTGGAACTTCCTCTGGTACGGCTACGCGCTGCGCCGCCAGGCCGAGGGCTACTACGAGATGTACGGCCGCGAGGTCAGGGGTTCGGCGTGGTCGCTGCGGTCCCTGGCCCACCTGCTGGGCTCCTGCCCGGAGACGCATGTCCTGCGCCCGGAGTGGATCGCCCAGGCGCAGTACAACATCGACCGGTTCCATGGGCAGTTGGTGACCAACACGATCGACGCCGGCAAGTTCCACAACGATCTCGGCGTCATCCACTACGCCTACCATCCCACCAACGGCTCTCCGCTGTCGAGCCCGTACACGGATCCCGCGCATGTCGGGCCGTCTCCGACGGGCTGGTACATGCCGCCCTGGATGGATGACTTCTGGGTGCTCGCGCTCAAGACCATGCGCGATCTCCAGTTGCCGGTTGCCTCAGCATCGCAGACCCGGCTCGGCGAGCTGATGCAGTACGCCTGCAAGCTGCCGGTCGCGCTCGCCGGCGGAAACGACAGCGGATGGCCGCGCACCCGCATGGGGATGTACGTCTTCCCGGCGCGCGACACCTACGCCGGCGGCGGGAACTGGACGACCTCGTTCTCCGCGGCGTGGTCGATCTTCCGCGCCGATCTCTCGCAAGAGGATGTCACCCCGGCGCCCACCGACCCGATTCTCTTCTGGGACCCGTACTCAGTGCCGGCGCAGTTCCGGGCCGCCACGGCCTACGAGTGGGCCGACCTCGTGTGGCTGGCCTGCCATCTTGCCGCGCTCGCCGTGGCTGTCGAGGAGGGCGCCACGGGCGCGCTCGATGCGTGGAATGCGGTGACCGGTGCCCCGAACTTCTCCGCGGCCTCGATGGGCATGTATCCGGTCTGGGCGATCCTGCCGAGGACCCTGCCATGACGCGCGCGACGATCACCCGCAAGATCCGCGTCTACGACCCGACGGCCGGGCTCCCCGCGCCCGGGGCGGCTGCGCTGGTGGCTGCCGCGGAATCGTTCCAGTCCGTGCGGCCCGCCGGCATCACGGCGGACAACTGGCGGTACTCGATCTTCGGGTCCTATGGCTCGGGCTGCTTCAACCCGCACTACTCGGGGCGCGGTGCGTACGTGCTGGCCGGCACCGGAGGCCATTCGCATCCGGCCACGTTCGGAGCCATCGCGTTCGACTTCGACACGATGCAATGGGCCTACCTGCCGGCAGCCAACGGCCCCGCGGATCGCAACGGCCCGGTCTCCGCTGCCGAGACGAGCGCCGATCCGTGGTGGGAGATGACGGGCTATCCCGAGGTGCCAAGCCCGCCGCACCCATACCAGACGCAGGTCGTCATCCCGCCCTCGCTCGGCGGTGGTGCCAAGGGCTCGATGCTCTACGTGCAGCGCGGCTCCGTCGATTCCGGGGGCGTGACCTCCGCGCCGGTGGCGCATGCGTTCGATCTCGCGTCACGGACCTGGGCGCGCCGAAGCGCGGCGACGAACATGGGCACTGGTTACGAGAAGGCGGCGATCCATGATCCGGTGACGAATCGCTTCTACCTGCTGCCGCCCGATGCGCACTACCTCACCGCGCTCGCCTACCTCGACGGGGCGGACTGGACGCGCAAGACGACGGAGAGCTTCTCGGCTGGCATCAACCCCGCGAACATCGGCGACTTCATCAACCTCTTCATCCACGCAGGGGGCGGAAAACGCATCCTCGTCGCGGTGACGAAGACCGCGATGAGCGGGATCGATCTCGCCAACATCTCCGACGGCTGGACGACGCTCACGCTCTCAGGGGCGCTACAGATCGACTCCAGCGCGCCGGTCTTCCACGCCGCCAAGGGCGTCTACTACCGGCGCTACGGGGGACAGACCGACCAGGTGCTCACCCGCATCACGCCGCCCGCCGGTAACCCGCTCACCGGCACCTGGGTGATCGACACCGTGACGCTCACCGGCGACGCGATCCCGCCGCACTACCCCTACACCTACGTCAATTCGGCGACTTCGGCGTACCGCAACCTGATGTACATCCCGGCGCTGCAGATGCTCGCGTGGATCACCGCGGGCGGCGTCGCGATCTTGAACCCGTGAGGACACCATGGCCTACGCACTGAAAACCACGGGGCTTGCGACGCGGCTGATTTCGCTCGTCGTGGTGGACGAAGACGGCACCACCGTCGTCGATCTGAAGGGCTACGCCGTCACCAAGCACGCCAGTGCCGGGATCGGCGCGAAGAACTGGAAGGGTGTCTCCCGCAAGTACATCGACATCGGCGGCGTCGACTACACGCCCTACGGGGTCACCTGGAGTTCGCCGCCGAGCTGCACGATGACCGACAGCGACGGCATGGCGGTGTTCATGGCGTTCGCAGGCGCCGGTTCAAGATTCCAAGCCGGAACCTTTCTCACGATCTCGAACAACCCCGACAATCAGGGGCTCCAATCCAGCGGCAGCGGCAAGGCCGCGATGGTGCAGGGAAGCGCGACCAACAACATCGGCAGCACGACGCTCCCCGTCGACGGATCGACCTCGTTCTCGATCGGAACGAACTGGCGCAACAACGCGAACTGCCAGCATTTCTACGGCCTGGAGAGCGGCGCCATGGCCGCGGACTCCACAGCCGCAAACCCGGGGAATTGGGGTATCGCTGCGGCCGCGCTGCGCAACATCGGCGGCTCCAGTGGGCAGGGTCGCCAGCCCTGCAAACCTCACGTCAGCGCCGTCTTCGATCGCGAGTTGACGCTCGAGGAAATGCAGTCGCTGCACAACGACTGGTTCGGCGTGCTGATCGACGCCGGGTCGCCGACGGTCACGCTCAGCCCGAAGCCGACGACGGTCGCCGTGGGCGGCACCCGCACGGAGACGGCGACCCGCAGTACTGCGGCGCCCTCCGGCGGGGTGACCTACAACCTGTCCAGCGACACCCCGGCCGTTGCCACGGTTCCGGCCACCGCGGTCATGACCGAGGGCCAGACCACCAAGACTTTCGACATCACTGGCGTCTCGATCGGGGATGCCGTGATCACGGCCACCAACGCCGCGGATAGCGGTGAGACGGACTCCGTGACGGTCACCGTCACCGCGGCCACGGTGACTACCCTGCAGCTGCTCGCGCACGTCGATGCGGTCGGCGCCACCTCAGTCAAGGGCGCCGTTTTCGCGGCGCCGACCGGCGGCGCGCTCACCGGTGCGAAGATCGGGGAGTTCAGCGGACAGGCGTTCGACGGTACCGCTGTTGGCGGCCAGGCCCGTCTTCGTGTCGCGGTCTCGATTTTCGGCGGCGGCAGCCTCACGACGAGCGACACCCCGGTGCTGATCTGGACGGCCACCAGCGCCTCAGGCTCCGCGCTGGGCAACGGTGTCGGGATCGGTTCCGTCGGGCCGCAGGCCTGCACGGTGGTGGATGTGTGATGCAGAACGTCGCGCTGCTGACCCGCGACTCCGCGCCGAACGCCGCGCTGCTGGAACGCACGCCGGCAGCGGTTGCGCCAACGATCACCACCACCGCGCTGCCCGCAGGTGTGATCGGGGTCGCGTACTCGCAGACGCTGCAGCGCACCGGTACGGCGCCGATCACCTGGTCGATCCAGGTCGGCGCCCTGCCTGCGGGCCTGACCCTCAACGCCGCCACCGGGGTCATCAGCGGGGCGCCGACCGCTCCGGTGGCGGCCACGTTCACGGTTCGTGCCACCAACTCGGCTGGCAGCACCGACAAGGCGCTGGGCATCCTCGTCCCGAACGAGGGTTCCGGTGGCACCGCACCCGTCGTGACGACGGTCACGCTGGTGCCGGTCACCGCTGCCGTCGCCGCCGGTTCCACGACCGATCTGATCGTGGCGGTGGAAGATCAGGACGGCTCCCCGATCTCGGGCATTTCCGGCGCCGCGGAGACGACGTCACCTGTCAACGCGACAGCGCAATGGCTCGCCCCAGCGGATGACAGCGGTCAGGCAACGATCCGGGTCTCCGGCATCGCGCAGGGATCGGCCTCGATCAGGGCCGTGGTCGATGGCGTGCAGAGCAACTCCACCGCGGTCGCGATCACCGCGGGACCGGTCTCGCCCACGATCACCACCACCGCGCTGCCTGCCGGAACCGTAGGTGCGGCCTACAGCCAGACCCTCGCCGCCTCGGGAGATGCGCCGATCACCTGGTCGATCCAGGCCGGCGCCCTGCCTGCGGGCCTGACCCTCAACGCCAGCACCGGGGTCATCAGCGGGACGCCGACTGGCTCGGGCTCATTCGCGTTCACCGTGCGCGCCACCAACACAGCCGGATTCGCGCAACAGGCGCTGTCATTGTCGGTGACCGCGCTTTCCGGGGGCGCGATCGTCGATATCTCCGGGGTCGAGCAGTCGGCTCCATCTGGCCTTGTCGTGGGCGCCACCGCAGCGGCGCCGTCGTTCACCGAGTCGCAAGCGATCGCGCTCGCCGAACGAAACGAAGTCGTTCTCGTCATCGGCGATCCGCCGAAGGCGCAGGTGTTCGATTTCCGCGGCGGCATCAGCGCCGGGGAGAACATCGACACGGTGTCGGTGACGGTGACGACTCCGGGCTTCGAAGGTCTCGATCCGGCACCGGAGAACTTCGCGCTGGGCCCGCCTGGAGTGGCCGGCGAGCTGGTGGTGCAGAACCTCTATCCGACGGTGGCCGGTGTCCGCTACCTCGTCCGCTGCGTCGTCAACACGAGCGCCGGCCAGCGGCTGATCCGTGAAGCGCACGTGAGGGTGCTGGAGAGATGGCGCACTGGCCGCAGGATCGTCTGACCGCACTGCTGCCGCGGCAATGGGTGGCGTCATGGCGCGCGCTGAACGCTCGGTGCGAGCACAGGCGAGAAAAGCTGTTGCTCGCCGCGTTCAGCGCGCTGTGCTCGAGCGCGATGCTGCGTGCGATGGCCAGCATCGTGGCTACGATCGCGCCAACCGATAGTTGGGCCGCGGAACGCGCGCAGGAGGTCGTGAGCCTGGCCGGCTTGCATTTCTGGCTCTGCATGGGCTTCGCATCGGCCGGAGGAGTGGCGAGCCTATTCCACGATCTTCGCCGTAAACCGAGCCGCTTCTCGCTTGCCAATGCCGTCGGGCACATGTTCATTTCTCAGTTCGCCGGATTGCTCGCCTTCGTCGGTGTCGTCGGTGCGCAATGGGCGCTGCCCTGGGCGCTGGGCATCTGCGGGATTGCCGGATGGATGGGCGCGGCAGCGATCACGAAGGTCTCGGCGAAGGTCGAGCGCAAGATCGACGTCCTGTTCGGCGTGTCCAGCAGGGACGGTGAATGATGGACGTCGATCTCCTGCGCGAAGTCTCCGGTTGCTCGGCGGGATCGGCCCGGCGCTTTGCCGGCCCGATCTCTGCGGCCATGGAGGAGTTCGGGATCGATTCCGCGCTTCGTCAAGCGCACTTCATCGCTCAGATCGCCCACGAATCGGCGCGCTTCACGCGGCTCGAGGAAAACCTCAACTACTCGTGGCAGCGGTTGATGGAGATCTGGCCGAAACGGTTCCCGAACGAATCCTTCGCGAGACAGTTCCACCGCCAGCCGCAGCGCATCGCCAATTGGGTGTACGCCGAGCGCATGGGGAACGGGCCCCCGTCCACCGGAGACGGCTGGCGGTATCGGGGCCGCGGCCTGCTGCAGATCACCGGCAAGCGCAACTACGCACGGTGCTCGGCCGCGCTCGGGATGGACCTGATCTCGGATCCCGATCTCCTCCTCCTCGATGGCCCGGCTGCACGCTCGGCGGCATGGCACTGGTCCGACATCGGCGCCAATCGCATGGCCGACGAGAACGACGTCGTTGCGATCACGAAGGCGATCAACGGCGGCCTCATCGGGATCGATGACCGCCGGCTCGCGGCGGTGCGTGCCATGAACGCGCTACTGGCGTGAGATGGAGGCCGCTGTAGTGAACGGCTTGCTGGATTGGCTGATCGACATCGTGGTCTGGTGTGCGATCAGGATCGGCCTGTGGGTGATCCTGTGACGCGCACCATTGCTGCCTGGCTGCTGGCCGCCGTGCTGGCCATCATCGTTTCCGCAAGCGGCTATGGCGGATATCGCCTGGCCTCCAACCGGTACGAGGCGAAGATCTTGGCCGATCGGCTCGCCGCCGAGCAGGCCGCGCGCACCGCGAGCGAGAAGGCCCGGGCAGAGGAAGAGCGAAGACACCGCGCACAGGAGAAAGTTGATGTCCAGTACCAGGAAGAGATGGAGCGCACGCGCCGCGTTGCCGCTGCTGCTCGCAGCGAGCTTGATCGGCTGCGCGCCGTGCTTGCCCAGCGCGAACGTGCCGCCGCCGAGCATGCCGAAACCGAAGGCAGACCTGATGACGCCGCCGCCGAGCGAGAAAGCCTCGGAGACTGCGCGCAGGAGTATCAGCAGGTGGCTGAAGAAGCTGACCGACTCGCCGACCAGGTGAGGGGCTTGCAGGGCTACGTGCGCGATGTCGTACGCCCGGAAGGCATGGACTGAGCGATGGCCAGGGACGGAACGAACCGAGGTAGACCGAAGGGCAGCGGCCGATTCGACTGGACCCGGATCCGCTCGGACTACGAAACCGGCACCTTCTCGGTGCCGATGCTGGCCGAGAAGTACGGGGCCAGCCGCCAGGCGATCCACCGGCACATGGCGGAGGAGGGTTGGACGATCGGCAGCTCCTCGAAGGCCGTGGCCAACAGGACCCGCGAGAAGGTCATCTTCACCGACCCGAAGGTCGCCCGCGAGGATGCGATCGAAGCCGCGGCGACCGCCAACGCCAGGATCATCCGCGAGCACCAACGGGTGGCCGGACGCGGCCGCGACCTCGCGCTGCGGTTGTTGCAAGAGCTCGAGGAGACGACCGGCCACCTGCCGACGCTCGAGGAGTTGGTCGAGATCGCGACGACGGAAGACAAGACCGGTCTGCGCGCCAAGCTGATCGCCCGGCTCGGCACCGGAAGCCGGGCGGTGGCGATGCGCGACATCGCGACGGCGGTGAAGACGTGGGTCGATGTCGAACGCACAGCGTTCAACCTGGACGGCGAAAAGGAAGACGACCTCGGGAAATGGACGGATGAGCGAATTGCAGCTCGACTCGCTGAGCTTCTTCGAAAGGCTGGAGCTGCTCCGGCTGCTTGAGGAGCAACAGGTCCGTACCAGCCGGCGGCGCTTCTTCGATCTCTTCCCGGATCATGGACCACTTCGCCGAGATCTCTACCAGAAGCATCTCGCCTTCTTCAAGGCGGGATTCGATCACGACGAGCGGCTCTTCATGGCCGCGAACCGGATCGGGAAAACGCTCACCGGCGCCTACGAGATGACGTGCCACCTCACCGGCCGATACCCGCACTGGTGGCCCGGCCGCAGGTTCGATGAACCGGTGCAGGCCTGGGCGGCGGGGACAACGAACGAGACGACGCGCGACATCGTGCAGAAGGAGCTCTTCGGCGGCATCGACCGCTACGGCACCGGGATGATCCCGTTCGCCGATCTCATCGGAGATCCGCGGTATCGGCCGAACACGAACAAGGCGATCGACTACGCCATGGTGCGGCACGTCTCCGGAGGGACATCCTCGATCGGGCTGAAGTCGTACGAGCAGAGACGCAAAGCGTTCGAGGGAACGGCTCGGCACGTGATCTGGCTGGATGAGGAACCGCCGCTGGACATCTACTCCGAATGCCTGCTGCGCACCGCAACCGTGGAGGGGATCATCTACGTCACCTTCACGCCGCTGGAGGGCGCCACCGAGGTCGTGCGGTCATTCATCGACGGGGCCGAGCATCGTGTCTAAGGCGATGATCCAGGCCGGATGGGGTGACGCGCCGCACCTCGGCGACCGAATGAAAGCGCAACTGCTGGCGTCGATTCCATCGCACGAGATCCAGGCTCGCACGAAAGGAGTGCCTACCCTGGGATCTGGCGCGGTGTTCCCGGTGGACGAGGACGACATCAAGGTCGAGGCGTTCGCATTGCCGTCGCACTGGGCGAGAATCGCAGCCATCGACTTCGGGTGGGATCACCCCACGGCGGTGGTCTGGTACGCATGGGACCGCGACACCGATACCACCTATCTCTACGATTGCATGCGAGCGCGGAAGACCGCGATCCCGATTCATGCCAGCGCGATCAACGGCCGCGGGAAATGGATTCCGGTGGCGTGGCCGCAAGACGGCTACGGCTCGGACGGAAAGCGCGACGGCAAGCCGATCCGCGATCTCTACGCTGCGGAGTCGGTGCGCATGCTTCCAGAGCATGCCACCTTGCCGGACGGATCGAACTCCGTTGAGGCCGGCGTGCAGGAAATGCTCATCGCGATGCTGGAGGGTCGATTCAAGGTGTTCTCGCACCTGAACGACTGGTTCAGCGAGTACCGCACCTATCACCGCAAAGAAGGCAAGATCGTCAAGGAGCATGACGATCTCATGGATGCCGGGCGCTACGGCTACGTCTCGCGGCGCTTCGCCCGCGTGCAGCCGAACAAGGACGAGGATCGACCGCGGCGGGAAAGGAGCTGGAAGCTGGCATAGCTATCTGCGGAATTCCTCAGATACGAGCCGGCCGACCAAATCTTCCCGCCTTCTGATATACGGGCGCGGCGATGAAGCCCGTCCTCGTCTCCAGTAGCGGAATCCCCTTGCAGGCATTCGGCGGTTCCGATGCCTGGAAGGTGTACCAGTCCGGCGACTACCTCGTCTCGATCGAGATGGTCGAGGGCGAGCCGGGCTGCGTGATCTGGCCGGCCCATGTCTCCGATGCCGGCGTTTACGCCGTCTGCCTCTCCGCCTTTCCGTACTGGATGGGCACCGACGGTAGGCCGACCGGCGAGGCCTACGCGATGGCGCTCAAGGGCCTCGAGCGCATGGGCCGCGACATCAACCGATCCGAACTCATCCGTCTCATGACGGTGGTGATCGACGCCTTCACGTGGGTGGCCCGGATGCCGCCGAGGCGCGTCGCGCCTCCGGAGCCGATCTTCGAAGCCACGGCCGTGGTCAACGGCAAGACATTTCACGAGCGGGCGATCTGATGCTGGCCGCGCCGACGAGAAAGCGTGGTGCCCGCGCCAGGGAGGAACAGCAGCGGCTCCTCACCCGCTTGAAGACCTGGCGGGACCAGGAGATTGCCAGGCAGTCGGCCAACCGCTTCCAGATGGCGCTGGACGAGGACTTCTACGACGGCATGCAGTGGGACCTCTCCGAGCAGCGCGCGCTCCTCGAGCGCGGCCAGAATCCGGTGGTCTACAACGAGGTCAAGCCCACCGTCGACTGGATGATCGGCACCGAGCGGCGGACGCGGATCGACCACAAGGTAACACCGACCGTTCGCGGCAAGGCCGCGGCCGACGATGCGGTGAACAAGAGCAAGCTGCTCAAGTACCTGACCGAGGTCAACCGCAGCGAGTTCACGCGCAGCCAGGCGTTCGATGATGCCCTGAAGGCCGGACTGGGATGGATCGAGGTCGGTGTCCGCGCCGATCCGGAGGAGGAGCCGATCTACGATCGCAACGAGTCGTGGCGCAATGTGCTCTACGATTCGCTGGGTGTCGCCCTGGACCTCTCCGATTCCCGCTACCAGTTCCGGATGCGATGGCTCGATCTCGACATCGCGCAGGCGTACTTCCCGGAGGGCAAGGACCTGCTGGAGCAGTCGGCGGAATCGAATCCGGACAACCGCGGCATCGACTGGTGGTTCGGACGTCGGCTCTCGGAACTCGATCCGGACGAAACCGCGTTCATGGGCTCACGCTTCGAGCAGTTCGATGCCGGAGCGTGGATGCACAACTCACGCGACCGGGTGCAGTGCTACGAGGGTTGGTGGTACGCGCCATCGAACGAGACCACCGGATCCGGATCTCAGGTCTACGACCGGGTGCGGATGCGGATGCGCTGCACCGTCTTCACGGACTTCGGCATCCTCTGGGACGACTGGTCGCCGTACCGACACAACCGCTTCCCGCTGATTCCGGTGTGGTGCTATCGCCGCAAGCGGGACGGCGCCCCCTACGGGGCGATCCGCAACATCCGCGGTCCGCAGGAGTCGCTGAACAAGCGGATGTCGAAATCCCTGCACGTCTTGTCAACGAACAAGGTGCACTTCGAGGCCGACGCCATCGACGACCAGTTGATGGACGAGGACGAGATCCGCGAGGAGATCGCCTCTCCGGACGCCTTCGTGAAGTGGGCCAGCGGCGCCCTGTCCGGCAAGAAGGTGCTTTTCCAGAACGATCGCGAACTGGCTCAGGGTCACCTCGCCCTGGCGGACCGGGATCGCATGGCGATTCGCGAGGTCGGTGGCGTCACCAGCGAATCGCTGGGGCGCGACACCAACCTCGTCTCCGGGGTGGCGCTGCGCCAGAAGGCTGATCAGGGTTCGGTGGTGACGGCGCAACCCTTCGATAACCTGCGCCTGGCCCGGCAGATCGAAGGCGAGATCAAGCTCTCGCTGATCGAGCAGTACTACACCGAGCCCAAGGTCTTCCGCATCACGGGGGACAGGAACAAGCACGACTTCGTGTCGATCAACGAGCGCGATCCGGATACAGGAGAAGTGCTCAACGACGTCACCGCGATGAAGGCGTCCTTCGTTATCGACGAGCAGGATTACCGCGAGTCGTTGATGCAGGCCATCTTCGAGCAGCTGATGGACATGCTCGGCAAGATCGCGGCGATCGATCCGGCGTTCGCCCGCAACACGATCGACATCGTCATGGAGTACGCGCCGGTGCCGTACAAGGATGCCCTGATCAAGCGGATCCGCGAGATCACGGGCCAGACGGATCCGGACGAAGAGATGACGCCGGAGAAACAGGCGGAGAAGCAACAGGCCAAAGAGGCCGAGCGTGCCGCCAATGCGATGACCGTCGAGGCCCTACGCGCCAAGATCGCGGACCTCGAGGCCGCGACCGGGTTGAAGAAGGCGCAGTCCGCCAGGGCCGCGGCCGAGATCGAGAAGCTCGACGCCGACAAGATCACGCGGCTGCTCGAGGGGATCTACGCTGCCATGCAGGCCGGCCAGGTCGTGGCACAGGTACCGGCTTCGGCTCCCGTCGGTGATGAACTGCTGCGCTCCGTTGGGTTCAAGGATCAGGCCGGTACCGGTGCCGGCATCGTGCCTCCAGATGATGAGCCCACGGCTCCAACCGTTCCAGTCGGGCCGCGCGATCCGTTGCCGCCCGATCAACAGACCGGCCGTATGGCCGGCATCGAAACCCCAGCCGGGGAGGACAACCTGCGATGAACAAGATCAGCGTGGCAGCCAAGGAAGAGGCGAAGTGGCGCGCGGAGAGCGATCTGAGCACGTTGGTCAGTGCCCGCGAAATCCAGAAGGACGCCAAGCGCATGGCGGCAGTACGAGCGTTGGCGCGCGAGAAGATGAAGGCGCTCGAATCACTCCACCCCCCCAAGGAGAAATAGCATGGGCATCGAGAACCTGTTGACGGCGGACGAAATCGAGGCCGCCAAGCTGGCCGATCTCGACGAGGACGAGATCAAGGAGATCGAGAATCTCGCCGGCGAAGAAGACGAAGACGAGGAGGCCGGCGATGACGCCGAAGACGGCGCGGCCGCCGGCAAGGATGACGCCGAGACGAAGGACGGCGACGCCGAAGAGGAAGACGAGGACGAAGGCGCCGCGCCCAGGATCGAGAAGACGTTCGCGCCGAACTTCAGCGCCGGCGATCCGGAGTCGTTCGACGATCAGCTCAAGACAATCCGGGAGCAGCGCACCGCACTGACCAAGTCCTGGCGCGCCGGCGAGGTCGAAGACGCCGACTACGATGCGAAGCTCGCCGAGCTCGACGACCAGAAGGATGCGGTGATCGAGCAGCGCGCCACCGCGCAGGCCGCGATCACGATCTCGCGTCAAACCGCCAAGCAGGCATTCGATCATGATCGCGAGAACTTCCTGCGCGCGATGGAGAAGTACGAGTCGGTGCCGTACTCCAAGACGCCGATGCTGGCCTCCGCCTTCGCACAGGAGCTCAAGGCCGCCGGGCAGCGGGCGATCGACGAGAAGCGCGATCCCAGCGCCCAGGACCTCTTCGAGGAAGCGCACGTAAGGGTGCTCGAGCAGATGCGCGCCCTCGGCATGACGGTCGCCAAGAAGCCGAAGAAGGAAGACGGGCAGCAGGATTCGCAGGGCGCCAAGGAACCGGAAGCCAAGGCGCCGAGACAGGTCCCGCGCACGCTCGGCGGGCTGCCGTCGGCGGCGCCGAACGGCGCGATGGTCGACGATCTGATGTCGCAGGCCGCGAACCTGGAGGGCGAGGATCTGGAAATCTTCGTCGCTCGCCTGCCCGATGACAAGCGCCGGGCGCTGGAATCGGCGGGATGACGAAGAAGGGGCTGTCCCTCGAGATGAAGGTCGGCGAACGGCTGCTGTTGGACAGCGGCCGCATCGCGATAATTCTCGAACAAAAGACTGGACAGCGGGCTAGAATTCGCGTCGAGGCAGAGCCGTCCGTCAAGATCGGATCTCCTCGACCGAATGGCGCCACCGAACGGGGCGCGATGCGGTAGCAGAGCAGGGCTCTGCATTTTTGATCCTGGCGCGCAGGAGTGCGCCGTGCTCAATCCAAGGAGATTGACATGGCACGCACGCAGATCCTGCCGTCCGATCCCGGCGCGGTGAAGGTGTACTCGGCTTCGGTGGCGGTGGATGTCGCCAAGAAGTCGTACTTCAACTCGAAGATGGCCGGCACCGAGACGCAGAAGCTCCCGGTGCTGGTGAAGACCGATCTCGAATCCGGCGCCGGCGACGAGGTGACCTGCTACCTGGTCGCGAAGCTGCGCGGCCGACCCGCCCAAGGCGCGGAGAAACTCGAGGGTCGCGAGATGCGGCTCTCGAAGTACACCGACAAGCTGCGCGTCGACAAGTTCCGCAACGGGGTGAACGTCGGCGATGTCATGGACCAGAAGCGGGTGAAGTGGTCCATCAAGTCGCAGGCCCGTGACCGTCTCTCGGACTACATCGCCGAGTTCGAGGACGAGATGACGATGATGCACGCCGCCGGCGCCCGCGGTGTCGGCGCCGAGATCCAGCACTTCCCGGCCGACTGGACGGCCTGGCCGAACGGGTTCGTCGCCCCGGATGCCGGGCACCAGACCTATCCCGGCGCGGTGGCCAGCAAAGGCGGCCTCACGAACGAGAAGCTGTCGCTGGCCGACATCGACAAGCTCGCCGCCAAGGCCAAGAAGTTTCTCGGCACCGAGGCCAATGGCGCCAAGATGACCCCGATCACGATCGAGGGCGGCGTCCACTTCCTGCTGCTCACCGGCGTCGAGGGCATGTACGACATCCGTCGCGAAGCCGGCGATCAAGGCTGGCTCGCGATCCAGAAGGCTGCCGCCGCGGCCGAGGGCCGGAAGAACCCGATCTTCGATGGTTCCGCGGGGATGTACAACAAGGTCATCCTGCAGGAGCACGAGGGCGTCATCAAGTTCAACGACTACGGCGCCGGATCGGTCAAGGCGATGCGCTCGCTCTTTCTCGGTGCGCACGCCGTCTCGAAAGCCTATGGCTTCAAGGGCAACGGCGGGGTTCGTTACAAGCTCTCCGAGTCCGGCCTGGATCTCGACGAGGAGGCCGTCATCCACTTCCGCACGATCCTGGGGATCAAGGCATCGACGTTCAACGGCCAGCGCTTCGGGATGATCGCGCACGACCACTGCTACACCGAGATCAACTGATCTCGAACTGATCTCGAACGGGAGAACGACATGTCTGCGAAGATCCTTCAGACCAGCGGCATCGCCAACGGCTACCCGGCGGTGACGCCCTCGGGGGCGCACGATCTGGTCGCCGCGCAGGCGCGGTTCACGCTCGCCGCGGCGCTCGAGGTCGGCGACATCATCGAGATGCTGGAGCTGCCGCCGGGATGCGTCGCGGTGGACTGCATTCTCGATGTCGCTGACCTCGACACCGGCACGCCGGCGATCCTATTGGACGTCGGCGTGATGGCGGGTGACGTCGGCGACAAGACGCTGGCGAATCGCACCCTCACCGCGAACCTGATCGCCGGATCGAACGTCGGGCAGGCCGGCGGTATCGCCCGCATGGCGGTTGCCGGCGGCACGCAGATCGCGCCCTCGGACAACCGCCGATCGATCGGCGTCAAGGTCGCCACCGGTCCCGGCACCGGCGCCACCAGTGGAGTGGTGGCACTGACCGTGTTCTACCGTCCGGCGATCCACGGGCAGTAAGCCGTCCCGAGGCGGGTCTCTGGTGAGACCAGCCTCGCCCACCACAGGAGGCCCCATGCTGATCGAATGCCTGATTCGCCGCGTCGGCGGAACGACGCAGATCGCCAACGGCAACGTCTACCGCTTCGTGCCGAACAAGTCAGGCGCGCATGTCGCCGAGGTCGCCGAGAGCGACATCGAGAACTTCCTGCACTGGCCGCTCGAGTATCGGGCCTGGTTTCCCGGCGCGAAAAACCCGTGGCGCCCGGCGGCGGACTACATCGAGCCGATGCCGTCGGGGACCGAGCTTCCGGCCGGGGCGTCACCGAACCTGGACGAGATGACGCGGGAGCAGCTGCTCGCCTACGCGTCGAACCTCGGGATGAGGCAACCGCACCCGAAGATCCGCGACGACACGCTGCGCGCGAATATCGCCGCCTTCCTCGAGACGCGACAGGAGCAGATCGTTCCCGAGGCGGACGACGAGGCGGACGAAACGGAAGGGGACGACGAATCCGAGGAAAGTGAATGAACGCGCAGGAGATCCTCGACCGGGCGCGCCTCCCGCTGAACGACGCGGAGAAAGAGCGCTACCTCGACGAGGACGGCCTGCTGTATCTGCGCGAGGGCGTGAGAACGATCCGACGTCTGCGCCCGGACTGCTTCGTCGGTCGTCTCGGCTCGGATCCGGCGGCCGACATCGTTCTGAACCCGCCGAGCGAGGTGCAGATCGAGTTCGAGCACTACCAGGCGCTCTCCGATTACGTCAGCGCCCGCTGGCAGGACAGGGACGACGATCTCACCGGCGAGAAGGCTGCGGCCTGGCTCACGATGGCGGTGGGCGCGCTGACGTGATGCGCCATGAAGCCCTGGGATGATGCCCGCGACCTGATCCTGCCCGATGTGCCGGGCTGTCCGTGGGGGATGGCGAGGTCACGCCTGATCCTGGCCGCACGTGAGTTCTTCTCCCGGTCCGGCACCTGGTCGGCGACGCTGGACCCGATCCCGTCACAGGCCGGCGTCGCCGAATACCCGGAGATCGTTCCGACGGCGAACATGGAGATCGTTCGCGTCCGTCACTGCTACTACGGCACCCAGGAGATCGATCCCCTGGTCCCGGACGAGTTCTTCGATCGGCAGATGGAATCCCCGGGGAGCGGTGTCCCCGAGTACATGACGGTGGATGCCGACGTGCTGATCCTGTCCGGGGCGCCCAGCGAATCCGATGTCCCGATCGTGGTCGACGCCACCTTCAAACCGTCTCTGGCGAACGAAGGGCTGCCGGATGACCTCTGGGACCAACACATCGAGGCGATCGTCGAGGGCGCCAAGGCGAGGCTGTACAAGTCGCCGAAGAAGCCCTATGCCGACCTCAGCTTGTCGGCCGAGGCGCGCGACACCTTCGTGCGTGCGATGGGTGTCGCACGGGCTCGAGCATCGTCGGGCTCGACCAAAGTGAAGCGCCGCGTGCGGGCGCACTTCTTCTGATGCGGATCCGACTGCCGGCCTTCAACGGCATCGCGCCGCGGAAGTCGCCTCTGGACTTGCCCGATACCTGGGCCCAGGTCGCACAGCATGTTCGGCTCTGGAACGAGAAGCTGCGGCCATGGCGCGCTCCGATCAAGGTGGCCGATCTGCTGCGCGTCGGCGCGAAGCAGACGATCTACCGGTTCGGCCAGGACAGTGCCACGGACGCGCAGTACTGGTTCCACTGGCTGACGGATGTGGACGTGGTGCGCTCGCCGGTCGCCGGCAACGAGCGCACCTTTTTCTCGGGCGACGGGGCGCCGAAAGTCACGGACAGCGTTTTGGCGCTCACCGGGGGGGGTGCGCTTCCGAACGCGGCCTATGATCTAGGCGTTCCGTCGCCCGCCACGGCGCCGACGGTGGCGGTGTCGGGAACCCCGTCCAGCGGCGAGCAGCCGGTGACGCGGTTCTACGTCTACACCTTCGTCAACGCCTGGGGCGAAGAGGGCTCGCATTCCCCGGTTTCGCTGGCGGTGGATGCCACCGGGTCACAGACCATCACCTTGTCCGGCCTCGAGGTGCCGGGCGGACCGCAGTCGTACGCGGCGAAATACATCTACGAGACCAACGGCAGCGGGGCCTCGGCGGCTTTCTACATGGTGCAGGAGGTCGCCGCCGGAACAACCTCCGTGAGCTTCACCGCTGCGGTGGCGGCGGTGCCGAATCCGGACGGAACGCGTGCCGTCGGCTCCCCCTTGGTGACCGCCGGCTGGACGCCGCCGCCCGCTGATCTCGTCGGGCTCACCATGATGAACGGCACCACGCTTTGCGGCATCTCGGGCAAGGCGGTGCGCATGGCGGTGCCGAACTATCCGTATGCCTGGCCGGAGCGGAACGAATTCCGCTTCGAGTTCGATCCGGTGGCGATCGCGTCGTTCGGCAACACGCTGGTGGTCGGCACCACCGGCCGGCCGTACCTGATCCAGGGCTTCGAGCCGGAGACGATGCAACAGACGCTGATCGAGCGCGAATACGCCTGCGCCTCGAAGCGCTCGATGGTCTCGATCGGCGGCGGCGTCGCCTATGCATCGCCCGACGGCATGATCGTGGTCGACCAGAGCGGCGCGGTGAACATCACCGATGATTTCTTCGATCGCGATCAGTGGCAGGCGCTCAGGCCGCAGTCCATGCATGCCTACTGGTGGGACAACCGGCTCGTCGTCTTCTACGACAACGGGACGAAGCATGGTGGGCTGATCTTCCCGCCGGGACGCGAGCCCAGCGAGCTCGGCTTCTACTCGCCCGGCGCCTATGTCGATCCGATCCGGGACGCGCTGTACCTGATCGTGGGCGACGAGGTGCATCGCTTCGACGGCGGGGCGCCGCTCACCTTCACCTGGCGCTCGAAGATCTTCAGCACCCCGCGGGCGCTGAACTTCTCCTGCGCCAGGATCCGCGCCAGCGGCGCCATCACCGTGAAGTTCTATGCCGACGCGGTGTTGAGGTGCACGCGGGCGGTGACCTCGAACCGGCCGTTTCGCCTTCCCAGCGGTTTTCTCTCCGACGAGTGGGAGATCGAATTCACCGGCACCGGAGAGGTGCTCTCGGCCGAGATCGCCGAGAGCATGCACGAACTCAAGGGTGTGTGATGCCAGCGTTGCCGGCCCTGGCCACGCAAGTCCGTGGACTTGATCTTCCGGATCGCCTGATCCGCGCCGTCGAGGAGTTGCAGCAGTTCCTTCGGGTGCGCGGCGGCCTGCTGCCGAACGACAAGCTCGACGCCTACATCAGCCGGCGCGATCTCATCGAGTGGGGTTTCGCCACCACCGACACCACCGCGGTTCCGGTGACCGGCGGTGGAATTGCTCCCGTCCCCGGGGGAGGAGGCGACGGCGAGCCCGACTACACGCCACCGCCAACCCCGTCCGGCGTGACGGCGATCGGTGGCTACACGTCGATCTTCGTTTCCTGGGCGGCCGCCATGGATCGGCGCATCGGCTACTTCGAGGTCTGGCGCGCCGCGGTCGATGACGTCGGCGTGGCCGTGAAGATCGGCCAGGCGACATCGTTCCAGTATGTCGACGAGGTCCAGAACAGCGATTCGTTCTTCTATTGGGTGCGTGCCGTCAACGCCTGGAACGACGAGGTGGTCAGCCCCTTCAACGCGGTTGCCGGCACGCCGGCACAGACGGCGCCGAACGCGAGCTACGCCCTCGAGGTGCTGACCGGCACGCTGGGCGAGCAGCCGTTCTTCGAGATCACGGAACCGACGACGATCGGGGGCGTGGAGTTCCAGCCCGGCGTGTACATGAAGAGCCTCGTCGCGAAGAAGGCGATCGCCGAGGTATTCGTCGCCGGCCTGGCGGTGATCGATGACGCGTCGATCGTGAGCGTCAAGGCGAGCAAGATCCTCGCGGACAAGCTCGGCGTCGGCCAGTACATCGCCTCGCAGAACTACGTGGCGGGATCGACCGGCTGGCGGATCAACGCCGACGGTACAGCCGAATTTTCTGGCGTCGTCGTGCGCGGCACGATCTACGCGTCAGCGGGTCTCATCGGTGGCATCGTCATCGGCTCGACCTATCTGCAGAGCGCCGGGTTCGTTTCCGGCGCAAACGGCTACCGGCTGAACCTGGACGGCACATCGGAGTTCAACGACGTGATCGTGCGCGGTACGGTCTACGCGTCGGCCGGGATGTTCGCGGGCGCCCTGAATGGCGCCACGGGTACCTTCGCTGGCGCGCTGAGTGCGGCGACCGGAACGTTTGCCGGTGCGCTCAGCGCGGCCACCGGCACATTTGCCGGATCCCTGAGCGCGGCGACCGGGACATTCTCCGGCTCCCTGACCGCTGCCGCAATCAATGCGGTGGACACCGTCAACATCCGTGGCCAGGCCGTGAGCTTCATGGGTTGGTCGGACGACTACGACTCCGGGCCCGGAGGAATCGGCGGTGTCAGCGACTGGGTGTTGGTCATTACTCAGGTCGCGCATCTGTACTCTCTTTATGGCGGCCCGGTCGTCTTCACGATCACGGTGCCGGATGGGTTCGTTTTCAGCCATTCCCAGGCGCAATCGAACCGGACCCTGAATTCTTCGCTGACGCTGCGAGCGAATACCAGCAACGGGACAATCCTGTCGACTATCGGTACCTGGTATTCCTCGGATGCGCAGGGACCGTCGTCTCCCAACATGATGTTCACGGTGTTGTCGAAGCGCATCGAAGCGCTTCCACCTGGAACGACATCGATTCTTCTGGTGGCTGAGGTCCATAACTCCGGCCAGTCGCCGACTTGGACCGGGGTCTGCCAGTTCGGTACGCGGTACTCGACAACCATGGAGATGAAGCGATGATCCGGTTCGCCGTAGTGCGCGTTGCGAACGGAGAAGTTGTCCGCACCGGAGGGTGCGGCGCGGACGATCTCCTCTCGCAGGCTGACGGCGTCGATTTCATCGCCATCGAAGCGCCCCCCGAAATTCGTGGTGACACGCACTGGTACGACGGTGATTCATTCGTTGCGTACTCGCAGGCGGGTGCCGCGACCAAGCGACAGCAACCGGGGTCTGGGTGGACGTGGTCGCCGGCAGCCGAATCCTGGATCGACAATCGCACCCTGAAGGCAGCCAAGGATGATGCGTGGCTCGCGATCAAGGCCAGACGCGATGTGGCGTTTGGCGAACGCGCGGTGTCGTCTGTAGGTATCGCCTACTCGATCACGAAGGACAAAGAAAATCTTGGCGACCGGATCAAGTCGCTAGAGGCCGCGATCTCAATCGGCGCGGCGAGTAGCGCATCGACAGCGACATGGCGCGACTTGGACAACAACGCGCATCCGCTTTCCATCGCCGACTACTACCTTCTGGCCGCCGAGATGGGCGCGCGCGGACAGGCGATTTTCGAGGCGTCGTGGGCGCTCGATGCGCTGGTGCGGAGCGCCGCAGACAAGGCGGCTATCGCCGCGATCAACCTGGAGGCCGGCTGGCCATGATCGATATTGCTTTTTTCCCGTTCACCGTTCTCGTCCACGCAGTGTCGTATGTCGTGTTCGCTGTTTGTTGGGCCTGGATGCTGTGGGTGTTCTATCTCGCCGTGATGCACCTTCGTGAGGCTAGGGACGCCGGGCGTATACCGCGCTTCGCTTACCTCCCCGGCATGGTCGCGCTATTCGCGGGCTACGCACTCGACTTCTTTGTCAATGTCGTGGTCATTACGGTAGTGATGCTCGAGGTCCCGCGCGAGACCACGGTCACGGCGCGCCTGAAGCGACACCGCGACGATTCAGGCTGGCGCGGTGCGATCGCGAGGTGGCTGGCCGCCCAGCTGCTCGATCCCTTCGATCCGTCGGGCCGGCACATCTGAAAGATCATCCGAAAGCGCCCGCCTTCTGATATACGGGCGGTGCGCTTGGAGGGGTGGCGGCGACGCGTGCCGGGAAGCCCGGCCCACTGCTCCATGCTCATCGAATGGAGGGGCGGATGCGAGCAATGATCGAGCGGTGCGGCTCCTACGAATTCGCGATGGAGCCGATGACCGACGCGGTGGTGAACGAGCTTCGGCCCCTGAACCTGCTGCACTGGCAGGAGACCGAGGGCTACCGTCACGGTCTCGATCTGAGACCGCAGTACGAGTTGCTGCAGGATCTGAACCGCGCCGGCCGCTACGCGGTGTTCACGGTGCGCCGAGACGGCAAGATGATCGGCGACTGCATGATCCACCTCTTCCTCAGCACGCACACCAGCACGCTGGCAGCCAAGGAGGATTCGCTGTTCGTGCACCTCGACCATCGGGTTGGGCGTCTCTCGTTCAAGTTCGTGCAGTACGTCCGCCGCTGCCTCGAGCAACTCGGGGTCAGGGAGCTGACGGTATCGGTCAAGCTCGGCACCCGTGGCGAGCACTTCTTCGAGCGCATGGGTTTCCGTCTGGTGGCGCACGAATACCACACCTACCTTGGAGGCACCTGATGTGCTCCTCTGACGTTCCGGGTCCGGATCCCAGAATCGGCGAAGCAGCGCTGCGCAACGTCGAGCTCGGGCGGGATGCCTTCGACTGGTACAAGCAGTACTTCGAGACGACGCTAAAGCCGTTGCAGGCCGAGCAGGCTGATCTGAACCGGCAGGTGATGCAGCAGCAACTCGACATCGCCAATGACCAGCAGCGGATCGCGAACGAGACCTACGACTACCAGAAGGGCACGTTCCGCCCGGTGGAGCAGGCGATCGCCGATGAGGCGATGCAGTTCAACACCGGCGACTACGCCAACCGGAAGGCGGCCCAGGCCGCAGCCGACACCCAGCAAGCCTTCGATCAAGCCGGCGCCGAGGTCAACCGCGATCTGGCGCGCCGTGGGATGTCGATGTCGGCGGGGCAGGCTTCCGCAAGCGCTTCGGATCTCGCGCTTCGCAAGGCCGCCGCGATCGCCGCGGAATCGAACTCGGCGCGCGAACAGGCCGATGCGGTGGGGTTCGCGCGGAAGATGGACGCCGCCTCGATCGGGCGAAACCTGCCAAGCCAGCAGGCCACGGCGGCGCAAATCGCGCTGTCCGGCGGCACGCAGGCCTCCGGGGTGCAGGCCTCCACTGCGGCCGGGGCGCGGGCCGATGCCGGCGTCATCGGCACCGGGTTCAACACCAACATCGGAGCGAACCAGGCCGCCGGGCAGCTGTACGCGCAGTCCTCGCAGCAGAACCAGTACGCGGCGGCACAGAACGCGCAGAACTCCGGTCAGCTCTTCGGCACGCTGGCCGGGGCTGCAACCAGCCTCGGGGCGGCCGCCATCCTGGCGTCATCGAAGGACATCAAGAAGGATCGCGCACCGGCGAGCCCGTCGGCGGCGAGCCTCGCGATCGAGTCGATGCCGGTCGAGCACTGGAAGTACGACGAGAGGAAGGTGCCGGAGCTGGCCGACGGCCGCGAGCACATCGGCCCGATGGCACAGGACTTCGCCAAGCATGTCGGCGGGGACGGCCAGACGATCAACCTCGGGGATGAGGTCGGCACGTTGATGGCCTCGCAGAAGGACGTCCTCAGGCGGGTCAAGAAGCTGGAGAAGCGGGCATGAGCTCGGGTTTCGCGCAGGGCTTTCAGGTCGGCTTCAACGCCGTCGATTCAGTGGTTCGGCAGAAGTACGAGCGCGAACGCCAGGCCAAGATGGACAAGCGCGATGAGGAACGGTGGTCCTTCGAGAAGGACCGGATGGAACGGGAGCGTCAGAAGACGGCCGATCTCGCCGCGGCTGGCCAGGCTCCGGCGCAAGGTATTGCCGTCGGCGCCACGGGGGCGCGCAACTTCGCCGCCGGTGCCGATGATCAGGCCTTCCTCAAGGATCAGGACGCGGCGGTGGCCGAGCTCGAGAACCGGGCGCCGAGCCCGGCGCAGACCGCCGCCGGCGCCGGCCGCCAGATCATGGATCCCTCCGATCCTCGCGCCCAGGATTCCCGCCAGGGCTATCTGGCGCGGGTCGCCGATATCTACCGCCGACACGGCGACGTCGGGCAGGCGCTCAACGCGGAGCAACTCGGGCGCAGCATCGAGAAGGAGGGCTACAAGGATGCCATCGACTACCTGATGGCCACTGGGGACGCCGAAGGGGCACAGAAGCGGTTCAACGCCACCGGGCGCGGCAAGATCACCGGCACCCTTGTCGCCACCCCGACCAAGCGTGTCGGGGCCAACGGCGTCGAGATGCCGGACTACACGCTCAGCGTGGATGACGGTAAAGGCAACGTCCGGCAGCTCGGCTCCGCGCTTGCGATGCGGTTCATGGCCGACAACCCGGCCGAGTACATGAAGTTGCTGAACTCGGAGCAGGAAGGCGGTCTTCGTGCCCGCTCGGTGACCAATCAGGAAAAGGCCACCGATGCGCAGATCCGACAGGGCGACCGCCGTCTGGACATCACCGAGCAGCAGCATGCGGAGGCGGCACGCCACAACCGGGCACAGGAGGGCATCGCCGGGGCGAGACTGAAGCTCGAGCTGGACAAGCGCAAGGACGAGATCGACGGCACCAAGTTCGCGCGCGAGATCGCTGGCATCGAGAAGGCGCTCGGACGCCCCCTCACCGAAACGGAGCGCCTGGCCAAGCTCGGATTCAAGTCCGGGAAGGAGGAGGGTAAGTTCGTCGATGATGTCGCCAAGGAGTGGGCGAAGAACAACGCCGACGCCAAGCCCCAGGATATCGCCAACTTCAAGGCCGACCTCACCCGCCAGGTCCGTGCCGCGCCGGTAGCGCTCGAGGTGGAGGGCCGGATCAAGGCGCTGCCGGCAGACCGGCAAGCGGCGGCGATCGCCGAGGCGAAGCAGAAGTTCGGGTTGACCGATGACTGGTTCGCTGCGCGCGGGATCAAGGTGCAGAATGCACCGCCGCCGGCGGCTGCGAGCATGGCGGTGCAAACCGGTGGCGCCGCCCCAGGTTCGGTCATGAGCCCGGCCCAGGCGGCCGCCGGCGCACAGCCGCGGCAGATGGGCCCGCAGGAGGAGAGCTACAACCGTGCGGTGACCGCCCTGCGCGCCCAGCAGCAGCAACTCGCGGCGCGTGCCGCTGCGGCCACCTCGGACGACGAGAAGGTCGGTCTCGTGAACCAGATCAACGCGCTGGGCGCGCAGCTCGTTCGTACGCAGGCCGAAGCCCGCAGGCTCGGCATCGTGGTGCAGTGATGCCGGTCTTCGACGATCTCCCGGCGCGGGACCTCTCGTTTCTCGGCGGCGCCACGCCGCAGTCGCAGTCGCAATCGCGCCCGCTGTGGGCGGTGGCAAACGATCTCGTCATCGAGGGCGCCAACGCCGCGGTGGGCTCGGTGAAGACGATCTCGGACTTCATCGATCCGAGCTCGCGCGCCAGCCGAGCGATGGACGACTTCATCAAGATGGGCGAGGCCAGCCAATCGGATGTCGTCAAGGCGGCGAAGCGCAAGTTCAGCGATGAGGTCGCTGGGGCGGGCGGCATCACCGACGAGGCGGTCGCGGCCGGTCGGTACGTGCTGGAGAACCCTGGGCTGGCAGCCGCTTATCTCGCCGGTAACGTGGCACCGATGGCGCTGGGCGTCACCGCGGCGAGTCGCGCCGCGCAAGGCGTCGCCGCGACGCGCGCCGCCGCCCGAGGGCTTTCGGCCGCGGAGATCGCGGCACGCTCCGGCCAAGCCGGGATGCGCGCCGGCCAAGCCGCGGGCGCCACGCTCGGTGCTGCGATGTCCGGCGGGGATGCCGCACAGCAGACCTACCAGGATCTGACCGACCCGACCCGGCGCGACATCGTGCTGGCCAGCCCCGAGGCCAGGCAACTACTCGCCTCCGGAATGTCGGAGGATCAGGCCGTCGATGCGATCGCCACGACGCAGGCCAGGAAGGCGAGCCTGGCGCCCGCGGCGCTGGGCGGAGTGTTCGGCGCCACGGGCCTAGAACGCGTGCTGGCCGGCGGGCACGGCCGCGGCAGGCTGGCCACGGGCGCGATCGAGGCGCTGCAGGGGGCGACCGAGGAGGTCGCCACCGGAGTCTCAGGCAACATCGCCACCAAGCAGATCGATCCCTCGGTGGATCCGATGAAGGGTGCCGGCGTCAACGCCGTGCTGGGCGCGGTCTACGAGGGCGTGCCCGGTGTGGCGCTCGGCGGCCGGCACGAACCGGCGGCACCGCCTCCCGGACCGTTGTCGCGGGCAGCGAACATCGCCGCCGGTCCGCAGCTGCTTGCCGCGCCGGCGGCGCAGCCGGCGGAGTGGGAGGTGGTCGACGACCGGCCCCGTCTCGGAGGGCCCAATGCCAGCGAGCTCGCCCTCGGGTACACGCCGGAGTCGATCGATCGCCCGATCATGGTCGATTCGGCCGGGAACGCCGTGCAGATGCCGGAAGGGTTCGCGCGCGAGAAGCAGGCCGAGCGCGAGGAGGCGATCAACCTCGGTCTCACCGGCGACGTCCGTGCCGCACAGCTGGCGCGCGCCGAATCCGGGCATGACGCTCACCCCGGTGCGGCCGAGCGGCCGGTGCCGCGGCTGACCGCGGAACCGGAAACTCCGGGCAATCGCTTCATCGCCGACGAATCCGGCGGGGTCCGCCGCTCCACGTTCATGGAAGATCGCGGTGCCGAGACGCGAGACGAGGAGGATGAAGCGCTCGGCCTCACGCGCGACGTCCGTGCGGCACAGCAGCGTCGCGCGCAGCGGGAGGCGGCGCCCCGGGACGACAGCATCGACGGCGAGGGACTCATTCGCACCGTCGAGGAAGCCAAGGCCGAGTCGCCCGAATATGCGGCGCATACCGATTTGGCGCGCCGCGCCTTCGAGCGGGCGCCGGCGCTCACCCTGCGCGTCCTGCGCGACGACCGCATCGATCACGCCGAGGAGGCGCAGATCCTCGACGCCATCATCCGAGGCCGCAATGCACAAGGCACCTGGCAACGGCTCGCAGCAGCCCGAGGACAAGGCGCTGGATCCGAACCAGCAGGACTTCTCCCGTCGTCTGGCCGATCGGCTGGAGAAGACGCTGAAGCCACGCGACAAGCGCTGAGCGCGCCCAGGGCACCATCCGAATCGCAGGCCGGCGGCGCGCCGGGCGCAGTATCGATCGATACCGGCCCGCCGCTACGCATCGAGCCGGTCTCCGAGAAGACCTTCATCGTCGCCGGCGACACGAGGCCGCACGAAGACCTGATTCGTTCCGTTGGGGGGCGCCGCAACAGTGCCCGTCGCGGTTGGATCTTCCCGAAATCCCGCGAGGCGCAGGTCAGACAAGCGCTTGGCGATCTGCTTGGAGACGGCGATGCACGCACCGATTCCCCCCTTCCTGCTCCTGGCGCGCAAGTGGCAGGTGATCTCGCGCCGGGAGATGCGAGCGATCGCCAAGCGGATGCGGGAGACGCAGCCCGGGCAGAAGGTGGAGATTCCGCCGGAGCTGAGACCGGCGATCGACAGGATCGGGCTCTTCCTGACGCCGAGCCCGAGCGTGCTGGTGCACTGAGCGAGCGCAAGCCGAGCCCAGAGCCAGGGGAGCGGGAAGGCACCGCACCGGAGCCGGCGGCCGAGCAATCCGTGGCGCAGCCGAACGAGCGGGGCGACGAAGGGCTCGGGAGCGCATCGCCGCAGGTCGCGAAGGAGGGAGCGCCCTCGGGCGACGGGGCGACCGCACCGGAAAAGTCGCCCGGCGAGACTTCCGAGACCGCTCCGGTGGCTGAAGGCGAGGAGCCGAGCAATCAGGGCGACAGGCCGGTCTTCCAGCGCGACCGCGGCACCGGCATGACGCCGGCCGAGGTTTCGCGAATCGCCGATGCGGTGCGTGCGGCATGGACGAACGGTCCCGAGGTCGTCGTCGTGGCCGACCTGAAGGATCCACGCGTACCGGAGGCGGTGCGAAGCGAGGATGCCGAGCAGATGGCCGGCGGCGCCCAGGGCGAACCGGGGGCGGCCTTCCACGGCGGCAAGGTCTATCTGGTGGCCGAGCGCCTGGGAAGTGCCGCCGATGTCGTGCGGGCCCTCTCGCACGAGGTGCTCGGACACTATGGGCTGCGCGGGCTGTTCGGCAAGCGGCTGTCCGGCATCCTCGAGCAGATCACGCGCGCGCGTCCGTCCGAGATCCGCGCCAAGTTGACCGAGTACGGCCTGAAGGACACGGCCTCGAACCGGCTCATCGCCGCCGAGGAAGTGCTGGCCGATCTGGCGCAGACGCAGCCGGAGATCGGATTCGTGCGCCGGGCGATCGCGGCGATCAGGAGGTGGTTGCGCGATCTCGGCGTGAACCTGCGCCTGACCAACGACGACATCATCGCGCAGTTCATCGCGCCGGCGCGCGCGTTCGTCGAGCGCGGCGGACAGGCCCAAGCGGGGCGGACGTCGCCGGCGTTCGCGCGCTCCGACGATGCCTTCGTCTCCGAGGTGCTGGCTGAACTTGCGCAGCACGATGAGCTGTTTCGCTACCCGGTCAGCAGGAGTGCAACGCTCGATGGCGTGATGGCCGACGTGTTCCCACGCGCGAAGTTCCTCGGCGAGGACACGCGCGTCGACGAGCGCGAGGAAAGCGGTGCCGATGCCAGGTATGTCTTTCGCACGCCGGAAGGCAAGAACCTCTACGTGTTCGAGCGCGGCAAGGAGGTCTGGATCGATGTCAGCCGGCTGGAGGAAGGCGAGCGCGGCGCCGGGTTCTACGCGGCCGTGATGAACTATGCGCACAACGCCGGCAAGCGCTTCGTCGGCGACCCGGCCGGGCTATCGGAAGCCGCTGTCGTGCGGCGCACCAGCGCGATGCTGTCGAGCGCGTTGCGCTTCGGCACCACCGAGCACCTGGATGCAGCGGCAGAGCAGCTGCGCGGCATCCCGGAGAAGGGCATCGCTCCGCTGAAGTGGCGCGGCGACGACCTGGCGAAGGTGACCTCCCTCATTGAATCGTTCCTGTCCACGCTGTACACTCAATTTCCGGGCCTGGGGAACTACCGCTATGACTTCCGAGGAAATCGCTTCGTTGATCGCCGAGGGCGACCCCTTGACGCCGCCCGACTGGAACGCGGAGAAGGAAGCCCAGCGGGTCGCCAATCTCGAGCAGGTCAGGCAACGCTGCGCCGAGGAATATTCCTCCAGTCCCTTGTGGCGAGCGAGAGCGGAAAAAGACCCGAACTACTGGAAAACATTCTCGCCAGGGGGCGTGCGCTAGCCTCCGGCGAGCTGCGCGCGATGTTCTCGCGCGCCATCCCGTCGCGCCAGCAGATCAGCAAGAACATCGCGGATCTCTTCCAGTCCAGCAAGGGCTTCAACTGGTGGCACCGGACCATCGGCACGCAGTATGAGAAGGCGCAGCGCAACCCGTTGTTCCGGCGCGTTTTCGAGGCCTCGCAGGACTTCCTCAGCGCGGTATCGGACTTCGGCAACCGGGCCGCCGACGAGGCTCCGACGCTGCTGCCGAAGATGCAGGGGCTGCGCGATGTGCTCAAGCGGCCGACGAGCAAGAAGGACCTCGCGGCGATCGCGAGACCGATCTTTGACGGCACGCTCGTCGATTCCGATCCCGCCAAGGGAGCGGTCTGGACCGATGCGCAGCTGCGTGATGACTACGGACTGAACGAGCGCCAGATCGGGCTCTACCGTGAATTCCGGGCGGCTGTCGACCGGTCGCTCGACGACATGGGGAAGACGGATCTCCTGCGCTACGTCGGCGACGATGCCCGAGAGGTTCGGGACGAGGTGATCGGGGCCAGCGATATCACGGCGGCCGCCAAGCTGCTGGCCGATCACCTGCACCGGATGGCCGAGACCGCTCCGGGGCGCGTCGATGCGCTGCGCTCGACCGCGGATACCGTGCTCGAGAAGGCGGCCAGGATCAACGACCTGAAAACGGGCGGCTACGCGCCGCTGATGCGCTTCGGCCGCTACTCGGTGTACATCACCCGCCAGACCGACGGGGAACCGGAGCAGATCTACTTCGGCATGTTCGACACGCAACGCGAGGCCAACCGCGTCGCTCGGCAGTTTCGCGAAGACCCGCAGTACGCGGATGCCGATGTCGCGCAGGGTGTTGTCTCGCAGGACGCGTTCAAGCTGTTCCAGGGCGTGAATCCGGAGACGCTCGAGCTTTTCGCCGATGTCGCCGGCGTCGAGCAGACGGAGCTGTTCCAGTCCTACCTCAAGCTGGCCAGGGCCAACCGCTCGGCGATGAAACGGCTGATCCATCGCAAGGGGGTCGCCGGTTTCTCGGAGGACATGACCCGCGTGCTCGCCGCGTTCATCACGTCGAATGCGCGCGCCGGCGCGGCGAACCTGCATATCGGCGAAATGAACGCCGCGGCGGCCGAGATCCCGAAAGAGCAGGGCGACGTGAAGGATGAGGCCGTGCGCCTGGCCGAGTTCGTGCGAGGCACGAACGATCCTTCGTCCCGGCTGCGCGGGCTCCTGTTCGCTCAGTACCTCGGCGGGTCGGTGGCCTCGGCGCTGGTCAATATGACGCAGCCGATCACCATGACCTATCCGTACCTGGCGCAGTTCACCGGGGCGGCTAAGGCCGGCACGATGCTGACCAAGGCGATGCGCGATGCCGTAACCGGTGTCGGGAGCGACGAGAACCTTCGCCTCGCACTCAAGCGGGCCGAGCGCGAGGGCATCGTCTCGCCACAGGAGATTCATCACCTCTACAACGAGGCCGGGATCGGGCTCGGGCGCCAGACCTGGGTGCGTCGCGCCACGTTCCTGTGGGGTTCCATGTTCTCGGCCGCCGAGCAGTTCAACCGCCGGGCCACCTTCATCGCCGCGTACCGCATCGCGCGTGAGCGCGGCGACCCCGACGCCTTCGGGTTCGCTGAAAAGGCGGTCGTGGAAACCCAGGGCATCTACAATCGCGGGAACCGCCCGAACTGGGCCCGCAACCCGGTCGGGGCGACACTGCTGACCTTCAAGCAGTTCTCGATCGCGTATCTCGAATTCCTCAAGCGCCTGCCCCCGAAGCAGCAGGCGCTTGCCCTGGCCGTGCTGGTGCTGGCCGCCGGGCTGGACGAGTTCCCCTTCGCGGACGATCTGGATGACGTCATCGACACGCTTGCACAGGCGATGGGCTACAACTGGTCGACGAAACGGGCGAAGCGGGAATGGCTGGCCAGCGCGCTCGGCAAGGACGGCGCGGAGTTCGTGCTGCGCGGGATGTCGACGATTCCCGGTGTCCCGATCGATGTTTCCGCCCGGCTCGGTCTCGGCAACCTGATCCCCGGAACCGGGCTCTTGCGGGGTTCGACGTCGGACAAGACCCGCGAGGTGACCGAGGTGCTCGGAGCACCGGGCTCGTTCTTCCAAACGGTTGCCGCCGGCGCGGAGAAGGCGCTCGCCGGCGACGTCAAAGGGGCGGGGCTGGAGGTCCTTCCGCTCGCGTTCAGGAACCTGGAGAAGAGCATCGACATGTACCAGACCGGTATGTACCGGGACTCCAAGGGCCGTCGCGTCATGGACGTCGACGCCTACGACGCGATGGTCAAGATGATCGGCTTTCAGCCCGCCGAGGTGGCCGCGGCGCAGCGCAAGGCCGGCATCGTCTACGAGTCGGCCGCGCTGGTGCGCAACACGAAGGCGCGGATCTCCGAGCAGCTCGCGCAGGCGCGGTTCGAGCACGATCCGGAGAAACTGCGCGAGGCGCGTGACGCGCTGCGGGACTGGAACAGAAAGAACCCCGAGGCCCGCATCCTGATCGACGAGTCGGCGATCAACAAGCGGGTGAAGGCGATGCGCGCCACCCGCGCGGAGCGGCTCATCAAGTCCACGCCGAAGGAGATCCGGCGCTCGATCGCGGAGCAGCTCTGATGGCGGCCTACCTCGTCGCCATGATCGCGCTGTCGGCGGTGGTGCTGCTGGATACGCTGTCGCGGGACTGGTCGGCGGCCTGGCTGCTCATCGTCCCGGTGCTGATCGGTGCGGTGATCGTCATGATCGGGCAGGGGTCACTGAAGACGCCGCCTGCCAAGGCCCAGGGCGGCCCACGGCAAGATCAGCGCGAGAGTGCCCGGGGCTGGCACCGGAATCGTCGTTAG